ACATTACCGTGTTCGTCTTTTTCTTCTGTACGCTCTTCTTTAATAGCGGCATACATTTGTGATAGACGATTTACTAATGACTCGTGCATTGGGTTTTCACCGCCATTATGTTTCAATGCGCCTTTACCTTTACTAGCTAAATCATCACCTGTAAATGTAACAGCATCCACACCGAATTCTGTAGCACCATCGTGTCCATGAACACTATTTTCGTATTCTTCGCCTACGTTTTCTTCTTGGCTCATAGCACGTACCATATCACCCATTAATGGTTCTTCTGGTTCATGGTCATGTCCACCGTCGGTGCTTACACCGTGTTCAATATCTTTAAGAATGTTCATTAGATCACGAACACCATCTGCGCCAGTACCGTTCATGCTAATGTTCATTGTTACATGACTGTCATCTTGTGCTGGACCGCCGATAGCTATCGGCATCATAGATTCTTCTTCCGATGCTGGAGCATCTGTTGCTGTTGGAGCGACTGGGGGAGATGAAGTTTGCGCAGGCTGTGGATACTTAGCGCCCATTGCCTTGGCTGCATCTACACTTCCCGCTCCAGCTGGATTAGGTACTGGTACCAAATTCTCATCTATAGAACGGATTTTTTTATATAAGTCTGTGAAGTTCATTATTTTGCTCCTTTAGATGTCTTAGGAAACATTTTTTCATTTGCGCCTTCAACAGCTTTTCCTGTTTTTTTATCTTCTTTGTTTAATTCTTTGAGAAAACTCATCATGTGTTTTTCACCAACTAAATTTTGATGATTACTTTCTTCATATGGTTTTTCTAACAATGATTCACCACTAGCTTGATCGTGTGCGTGATTAATTGCGTGTTCTTTTTCTTCTGCTGGAGTTTTAACTTTAACTAAACTATTGGCAATATTTAATGCTTCTGCCACTTTGCTACGTATTTGTACGCTAGTTGCTGGATAACTTGTAGTAACTTCAAAAATAGTCATTTCAATATTTTTGTGTTCAGGAAATTCTGCGTGGTGCTCTTGAATTGGCACGCCTTTGCCAGCACTACAAGATTCGACGTTGAATTGCGCCAATGCCGCTTTGATTTGCTCTGCGCAATTTTTAGGGCAAGCACCGCCGACTTTTACTTTAAATTCGTAAGTCTTCTTGCTTTCCGTTAAGTATTCTTTAAATGATTTCATAGTTTGATCCCAGTACTGTATTTATTTCAAATTCTTTAATTTTTCCAACAAGCTATTACGATCCGTAATAATAACTCCGTCGCCTTGTAGTGTAACACCCTCGTCGGCGCTGTTGGCATCTTGGTCTAATTTCTGTTTTTTCAGCTGCAGATCAATCATTTTTAGTTTTTTATCTAACTTGGCAGTTTTAGCTGTAATAGCATTACCTAGCATACTAGCCGCTACTTCAAATAATCTTCCGCTGTAGCGTGCCTCTACATTCATGCCTAAGTCCATGATATCTTCATAAGCTTCGGTGGCACGTCTTGCTAAATCATCTAGCTCAGAATCGCCCATTTCTCCAAGTCCAGTGACTTGTGGAAGTGCGGCAGAAATTTTGTCATACTCGCTCATGTCACGCATAAACGGTGCGGCAACTTCGGCTTTCTTAGCTCGCTTTTCTTCCTCTTTAGCAATCTTTTTGCTTTCAGGTAAATTAAGTATTTCTTCGAGTTTCTTAGTCATAACATTACTTATGCTTACACTTGACTGAATATATCATTTTCGTTAAGAATACGGAACTTTATACCCTGTTGTTTACACCAAATATTGGCAGCCGCCCATTTAGCTTGATTCTTAACAAACTGCTGTTGATTGTATTTGTTCTTACCCACACGTTCTAAAATTGTCTGACTTGCTGGTTTGATTTCAATTAGTTCTACTAACATACGACCTGACTTATCCAAGTACTGAATAAAGAAATCTGGCACATATATAGTTTGTCTTCCAGTTAATGGATCTTTGTAAGGAATTTGTATAGCTTCACTGGCCCATTTCATAATGTGAGGATTGTTATCACAAAAATTCATGAAGCTCCATTCCCAACTGCTACGATATGTCGGAACCTTTGTGCCTACATATTTTTCAGGATGTTTCATAGTATACTTGCCGCGAGCAAATTTAGCCATAAATTACACCAATATGTTGCGCGATTCGTAAGCGTTAGTAGATGGAGTAACTCTGTAACCTAGCAGGCTAGTTTTTTCTCTATAGGCATTTAATATCTGTGCCACTACCTGACTTAACTGTGCGTCCGTCAATGCCTTTAATGTGTCGAGCAATTGAAACACGCTGACGTTTTCTATACGTGCTTGGTTTAACAGTACGATTGCTGTACTTTTAGCACTATTATTATCAAAGCCTCTTTTTTGAAAGAAGCCAACTGTGGCATCTATTTCTCCTGATGGAAAACTAACAGGGTTTACAAAATAGTTGTCAAAAAATTGTTTAGTAGTTTTAACACCAGTAGGTGTTACAATAGGTAAATTTCCAGTAGACATTAATCACTCCATCCTGCGCTTGGATCATAACTACTACCATAGAAGTTACTAGCTGTGTCAGCTGCCGCTCCAAGATCTGGTTGAGGTAAGTCTGATACCGCTTGCGATGCGTCTGCCGCTGCCTGGTCTATACCACTGCTAATAGCCGCTACTGTATCTGATCCTGTTGAAGCACTATCTGTTCCTGGAAATAGCGCATCTGTAAGTCCGCCGACAGCATTCTTAACTCCACTAACAATGCCACCAATACCGCCAAGCGCATTAAGTGCCGCCGATCCTACACCAATGGCTGCCGCACCGATCGCCAGTCCGCCGGCAATGTTACTAAGAGTAGAACCTGATCCGCCTGACTGACTATTTTGATATGTACTTACTGTAGCTACAGCATTGTTAAGTATTCCAACATTTAATCCTGTCGTATCTAAACTTGTTACAAAACTAGGATCGTTAACTGTAGGATCAGGATTTGTTCCTTTCAATGGACTAGGTGATGTATCATAATGTGTAAGTCCAAACCCTTCTGGAGCACCAGCAGATACTGCGCCGACATCATAGGCAATTGCTTCATACATCAATGTCATGTCCCACTCACCAGTTTTGCTGTCACTGTAAGCCATACCTGTATGACTAAAATTTGTAATGATAGGATTGATTAATTTATAGCTGACAAACTCGTGTCTAGCCATTTGATAGATTGTTATATAATTAAAAAACGGATCAGTACTGCCTGCGTCAAAACCATATGGCGAAGTAATGTAATCACTTTTCTTCGTGGCATTTCTTGTATAGGCATTGTTTTTTGCGGCACTTGGATCTGCGTAGTAGTATCCATAATATTGTTGCCACAAGTGATTAATCAACCCCATATTGTCGTCATGGAATTTAACTTTTACTTCTCTAACATTAGTTTGATATTGTACAACTTTTTTTCTGTTGTATTGATTTAATACTTCTGTTTGTATAGTTATAGCAGGAATGTCTACACCCTTAACTAACATATTAATTTCTTGTCCGTATCTTTGTACAAGAGCTGGATTAGTCAAAGCATTTTGATTGATATTAAACGCTACATGAAATAAGAAATTGTGTTTAGGTGCCAGTCTAAACTGATCAACAGTAAACATCTTAGATGCGTGTTGTTGGTCTCGCAAGTTTACCTGCTGACCATTTAACAAGTTAGCTTTATCAAGAGTTACATTAGAATTAGATGTGAATGCCATACTAATATTTATCGAAAGAATTAACTGGGCAGTTAATGATTAGTCAACAAAAAACCCACGTATGTGGGTTAGTTGTATTAAGCACCTAGTGAATTTGTACCGCGTACTGTCTGAACTGCGTTTGCTGATCCTAAAGATCCGCCAGCTGTTTGTACAGCATTGTCAAACACGATTGATAATTCAATAACAACTGGTTCATTGGTTTTGTAAGCAATAGCACCGTAGTTAATTTTTTGAACATAGCAACCATAACATTCCCATGTTTCTAATGATTTAGGAGCAACTGTTCCGTTACCACCGTCTAACATTTCGATACGTAGTGTAAACTTGTAATCGCCAGCTGCAGCCGCAGAACTTTGTTCGAAGAAATCGAACTGTCTTTGCATTTGTTCGCCAACTAGCTGTGTAACGTTACCGTTTACATCATCACGTAGTTTAACTGTTATTGGTCCCCACTTTGGTTTACCAGCGTAGTGGATACGGCTGTTATAGATATCAATCACTTGATCTTCAAGTTCGATTGTTGGTCTAACAGCATCTTGGACCTGCTTGGTCATCTCAGTTGTAGAACCGCTAACACCAAAATTTTCAAAGTTCAGACGGAATCTGTACTGTAATTTTGGCATTAGCATACCCTGAGAGCCTGCGCTCTGGTCTGATGCTAAAGGTACTGTAAAGTTTGATAGTGCAGCGATTGCCATTTAATTTCTCCTAATTATGCGCCAAGGCCTTTGATTGCGCCAGTGTTTTCTAGACGCAATGGAATATAGATGAATTCGACTGACTTAACTGGCTCAATCGCAATATCAACGTGTAGTTCATTGGCATCAATTCTTGCTGGTGTGTTATTGCTTGTATCACAAACAACAAGATAGTCATATAACGCACGTTCACCTGTCAAGTTCAACAATAGTTTTTCAACTTGTTGTTTGATTTCGTTACGTGTAATTGTATCATTTGGTTCAAATACAAATGGTTTAGCTAAAGCATTCAACTGATAACGTAAGTAAATTACTAAACGTGCTACGTTGATACGATCCAACGAACTAGCAATCAATTGACGTGTCTTCTGTCCATAACATACTAAGCCTGTACCAGCAAGATATGTAATTGGGTTTACATGGATACCTGCTAATGTGTCACGTTGTCCAACGTTCAATGCTACTGTTACAAACTCGCCAGTTGCGCTATCTACATAACCAACTGAGCTAGCATTTGTTACACCACCACGACGTACACCAGCTGGAGCAAACCATGGATAAGAAACATTGTCGCTTAGTGCGATTGTACGTAACATGATATGGCTTGGAGGAACAACAATGTCATTACCTAACAAGTCAGTTGTATAGCCCCATGGGTAATAAACTGCTGAATAAGCATCAGTAGCAATTAGACCATCTTCACCGTCAACTGCGGCTAATCCTGTATTGTTACCCCAGTTGCTTAATGTTGTAGCATCTGGTGTTAAACGAGCTGGAGTATCAGCAACAATAAATGCTGTTTGTCCGTTGTCTGTGTTTAATCCAATTAATGGACTTAGAGTTTCTAAGTATCCTGGGCAACTTAACAAGTTGAAAATAACTGTGTCTGGTTGGCGGATTCCTTGATTACCTTCGATCAATGCGTTTAGAGCTTGTAGAACAACTGTACGTTGTGCTTTGCGTCCAAATGCGCCAACACCGTGTACGTTGTTAGCCGCGTTACTTACCCACATATCTGTATAGAAGTGAGTTTGCGGTGATCCAGCTGGCAAGCCAACACGGTCACTACGTTGTGTTACATCGATATAATTCTTGTGATATTTCAATACGTTGTTACCTGAACGACGTAAGTTCCATAGCAACATACCTTTTGGATATAGAGCAGGATCTGGTGCGTCAAAGTCAACAAAGTTGCTAGACAACAATGATTGGATACTGTCTGGAGCAGGTAAACCTACGTTTGTACCTGTTAAACCTGACATGTCCATCCAACGTGCGTCATGGAAAATAATACCATTTTCGCTTGTGTGGTCTGTGTTGTCAACTAACACCCACTTCTTGTTCAAGTAATCATACTTGTAAATGTGTGGATAGTTATCAAAGTCTATTGTGCTTACCCAAATATCGCCGTTAGCTAATGGGGTACCATCGCTTTGTGTTGTTGGTTGTGTAGCACTAACAATAGGACCATTCGGATCTGTTGTTGTGCCGCCTACACCGTTTTGTGTGTAGTTTAAATAACCAACCCACTGTGTTCCATTGTTAACCATAATGTCAACATTTTCAAGAACGTTGTTAAACCACAATGTTCCATCTTCTGGAGTTGTTGTTGGAGGTGTGCTTTGTGGAACAGCGATTGCGCTAGTACCGCTCATGCTTGACCACAAGCTAGCTGTGTAAGCGTGTGATGTACCTGTTGCGCTTTGGTAGAAGTTAGCAGTTGTTCCAACTGTAAACAATTTAGCTATTGGATATGCTGTAGCACTATCTACAAAATACATATCTCCACCTGCTTGGTGTGTAATTGTAATACTGTTATCACTGTTTAATGTAGCAGTAATATTAGCGTCAGTTACAGCCGCAGAGAACGCTGCCAATAATGTTGTAGCATCGCTTGTAGCACCTGCCGCAGTAAATGATACTGTTACACTATTTGAAACGCTACCAGTACCTACTGAACTGTATGCGATTGTGAATGCGTTTGAACCAGTAGTAAATGTGCTAGATGTAATTGGTGAACTCTTAATATTAGTAGCACCTACACCAGTACGTCCATAAATTTTCCAATCTGCTAAACCTGGAGTACCTTCGTCGTCATTATATTTTACATATACTGTGCCAACTGCTAGGTTAATACCGCCGCCTGCTGGATCTAAACTGTATAATGCGCTTGCGTTGTTAGCAAACAATTTAACTGGCTGTTCAATCCATGTAGCAACTGATGCATTGTATTTCTTAACAATCCAGTCAGAACCTTGATTAACACTAGTTGTTTTAATCCAAACAGAACCTGATGGATTACCAGCTACACTTCCTGGATTATCAGTAATCTTGAATAATGGAACGCTAGTATGTGGTCCTTGTGATAATGCTAGACCTAAGTATGTTCCGTTAGTTAAACCAACTTTAGCTGGGATTGTACCACCCAATGTTACACTTGCTCCAGTTGAATAGATATTTAAATATCCATTAATTTCTGCCGCTGTAACACCTGTAATACTTGCGCTATTAATTGCTGTTGCTAAGTTGGCAAAGTTTGTACCAGTGATTAATGTACCATTAATTGTTAATGTATCACCACCAGTTGTGAATGTTGCTTGAGCTGCAGCTTGGCTTGTAATGCTTACTGTATAGCTTTGACCAGTAATAGCCACGCTTGACTGACTTACTGAAGCACTAACAGTCCATGTACTTGCTCCGCTTGTACCAACACCAGTTAAATTAGCTGTAATGTATGTACCTGCTGGAATTGCGCCACCGGTAATTGCCATACCTGGACGGATTGTTCCGCTTGCTACAGCACTAACGCTCAATGTTGTTCCACTAATAGCACCAGTAAAGCTAGCATTGTTAATAGCAGTAATACGTGTTTCTGGTGCTAAGTTTGTACCAGATAAAATGTCACCAACTGCTAAACTGCCGCCTGTTACTGAGCCAGTAACTGTCAATACAGTACCCGCTGCAGCGCCCGTACCGTCACTAACGATACCTGGAACACTAATACCTGTTGATGTAATTGTTGGAGTTTGAACAGTACCTGCGGCTGTTGGCTGACTTGCGGCCCACTGCGGAGTACCAACTTCAACCCATGTACCTGCGGCTGTGTCAGTTAATGGCTTTTTGTACCATAATTGATTCAATGTTGTTGTTGCTGTAATAGCATAGCTACCAACAGACCCAAAACTTGGAGCTGGAGGATTACCAGCAATTCCGCCACTTAATTGTTTAACATCAGTAATTACAGCAACTGATTGAACTTGGAATGTTTGTCCGCCAGTAGTTGTTGCTGGAGCACTATTCCATTCAAACACACCAAATGCTGTGTCAGCTGTGTCAAACCATAATGTTCCATCTGCTGGAGCACCAGTTGGTATATTAGCTGTACCGATTAATTGTTTTGTGTTTAGGTCAGCACGTACAACATAAGCACGATTACTTACACCTAAGAAACTGTATGCGGCTTGTAGACCATATTCGTTTAATTCTCCAGCGTTAACTGGATTGTTGCTAGCATCTGTTTCAAAGTAAGGAATACCAAATGTATTACCCAAGTCCATTTGACTTGTTAATAGGTATACTTTACCAGCATTTGCTTTTAATGTTCCTGGAGCAGTCGCTGTTCCAGATGAATTCATTTTGTCTTGTTGGCTAGCGACAATGATTAGAGGCACTGTGCCTGGTGCGGCAGGAGTGTAAAAACTCTCGTCGACTACTGTTACGCTTACGCCTGGTGAACTTAATTGAGCCATTGTATTATCTCCATGAGTACATGTTCTTGTATGTATTTATAGCATTTTGAGTAAATGTACTAGTTATACACACCAGAAAAGGTCTGGAAAAGGCCTGGTTTAATTAAATAAAATATGAGACCACTATGTTCGTGCGGTTTACGCCCAACCGCAGTAAATTACAAGAAAAACGGTAAGACGTTTTATAGAAGTATGTGTAATGTCTGCTTAAAACACGGAGCAGATGCTGGAGTTCCACGATGGTATCGAGCAGGATATCGTTTAAAGAATTCTTGCGATAAATGCGGGTTTAAAAGTCCGCATAAAGAAGTATTTGCGCCATTTCACGTAGATGGCGACTTGAATAACTGCCGTCCTGCTAATTTAAAAACTGTTTGTTCTAACTGTGCCCGAGTACTACACAAGGAGAATATTAAGTGGCGGCAAGGAGATCTTGTTCCGGATTTATAAGCTGTTTTACCTGGGCATACAAATCATCTATGCTAGAATCGTTATCTAGAACATAATCAAATTTAGTACCGACCCAAGCAGTTTCGCTAGCATGAATCCCTAGTTTTTCCATACGAGTTTTAGCCAGCATCCAATTCATACACTTGTCACCGGCATTCATATCTGCGGCATCTCGATACCAATCTGGTTCTGGACCGCGTTTTACACGGATAACAATGCCGCCAGCTTCTTTGATACTTTTAATTTCATTAGGAAAACGGCAGTCACTAATAACTATGTCATCTTTTGAGTTGCGTAGTTTATTTTCTAATGAAGCGATCCACATATCATCGTGGAACCCGTTGCGACAAACTTCTGTGCCCCAGTATTGTAAGACCCAACGTGGTGTTAAGTGTGGCATATTTAGACGTTCTGCCCACCAAGGATCTACTTGTTCACGCCAGTCACGGGCTTGTTTTGTGCGGCCTTCCAACATGGTCCTATCCCAGCCAAATACCATACTAACAGCATCTTTTAAACTGTTGGCAAAACTTTCTCGTCTAAAACCATGGAAATTTGTAAGATAATCGGCAATAGTATCTTTGCCAGAACCAATAAAACCGCACACGCCTATAATCATAGAGCCCCCTAAGTTAGCTCTAGTATATAACAGTTTTGTTACAAGGTCAAGAAATTTCTTAACCAATAACGAATGTGTAAGCCGCGCTTCCGTTTACTACGTTGTCCAGAATTTCTTTTTCTAAACGTTCTAGATCTTCTTTGGCTTCGCTAATTAAATCTTTGCCGTTTAATTGCATTCCACCCGATCCTGGACCAGCAATAGTGGCAAACTTACTACGAGCTTGACCTAGCATTTGCTTACAAGTGGCAAGTGTGTAATCTTTGATCCACTGTTTGGCATATACGTCCTGTAGCAATACCCAATCAGGACGGAAATTATACGCTCTAATTAGAATCTGTTCGCCCTGGGCAAATGGACGTTGTAAAATAGTTAAAATATGACTAGTTGGTTTCCATTTGAATTCGATATAGCTACCAAACATACGTCCCACTAACTTTTGATATCCAGCAAAGAAATCGTATGTAGCCAAGCCACCCATCATACTTCCTGACATCATATAGGTATTTGTATAGGCTAAATTAAACGGCTCAAATAAAGTACCACCCGCACCAATTCCACTTCTTGAGCCAATAGCTCTACGGAATACTTCGCGCACTTCGATAACTTCATCAGGTAATCTGTATTCATTTTGATCCTGTATTAGTTCTAAGAACATATAGCTTTCTTCTACGCTGTTTGGACTGCGTTGACGATAGCGATTTAACGCACGATTTAACGCTTCCTCATAGTGTGCTGGATCAAGTTCTACGTCGATCATGCCGTCGCCCAGCATTAACTTACAGTAGTCAAATACTTTATTTCGTTCTTCTGTAGGGTTGCTTTGCTCGGATGGTGCTAGATCTTCTGCCATAATTAGTTCCTCTTACATATTTAGCTAACGATAAATATCATTATGCCACGTTTATCATTATACAAACCAGAAAAGGGTAACGACTACAAATTTGTGGATCGTCAAGCCTCAGAAATGTTCCAAGTTGGGGGTACAGACGTCTACGTACACAAGTATTTAGGCGCTAATACTGACTCGGCTAACGCCACTGCGGACCAGCCAAACTATGCTTCAACTGCGGTTACAAACATACAAGATTTGCTATTTTTAGAAAATCGCGACAGAACTTACGATAGTCAAATTTATAGAATTCGTGGAATTTATAATGTACAAAATATTGACTTTAACCTAAGTCAATTTGGTCTGTTTATTGATAACGACACACTTTTTATGACTGTACATATTAATGATTTCATTAACTATATTGGTCGTAAACCTATTAGTGGTGACGTTTTAGAATTGCCGCATTTACGAGACGACTTTGCGCTTAATGATGCGGATGTGAGTTTACCAAGGTATTATGTTATTGAGGATGTAGGTCGTGCTAGCGAGGGTTTCAGTCAAACATGGTTTCCTCATTTGTATAGATTAAAATTAAAACGTGTAACAGATAGCCAACAATTTGCTCAGATTTTAAATGCGCCAGCTACAGACATTAACGGTGATCCTGTTGCTAGCGGAGCAACTCTTAAAGACTTACTCAGTACATTCAACAAAGAACTACAACTTAACGATGCTGTTGTTGCTCAAGCAGAAATTGACGCACCTAAGAGCGGATATGAAACTAGACAATTCTACACACTTGCGGCAGAGAATGGCGGCACTACTACATTACAAACTGTAGACTCGGGAACAATGAATGCTAGCGGAGGATCGTTAGCTAGCGCACAAGACGGTGTTCCATTACGTACCGGTTATCAAGGCTACTTAGTAGGCGATGGATATCCAGTCAATGGTTATGCGTTTGGTTTTGGAATTCAATTTCCTAGCTTGCCTGCTAACAACGATTTCTTCTTACGTGTAGATATGTTGCCTAACAGACTTTATAGATTTGATGCCGATAGTAACGGATGGATTGCTGTTGAAGATGCTGTACGCATGAACATGACTAACAACGATACACGCAATACACAGAAGACTGGATTCATTAATAATGTAGAATATACATATAATAATGAGTTAGCTAGTGATTTTGTTAACTTGGCAAAAGATGCTACTGTAGTTAATACTACTATTGATTATGCCAATTTCCATCTTACACCTTATGTGGTAATTAGTTTGTCGACAGAAAAATTATCTTTTGCGTTAGCAGATTATCCAAATTTGTTTGTAAGTTATAGTTACACAAGTCCAACTGGTGTTATGAGTAACAAAATAAGAATACAATTACCAACTGTGCCAGATGTAAATAATAACCCAGTACAGCAAACAATTCCATTTGCTGGTCAATGGACTATTAAATTGTACAACAGTAGAGAAGAACAAAGACAGAGCCTTAGTCAGGTTCTTAGACCTAAGGCGGATTTATAATGCAATGGTTTTATGACGGACAGATAAGAAGATATATCACACAAACAATTCGTGTGTTTAGTAACTTTGTGGTCAAATATGGTGACGGAACACTACATCGTATACCAGTTGTGTACGGAGATGCTGACAGACAAGCCGCTAGTATTATTAGACAAAATAGCGAAAATGCGGTTAATAGTGTGCCGCGCATTAGTGTATATGTAACAGAATTAAAATTAGATAGAGATCGACTAGCTGATCAAACTTTCGTAGATAAAGTTCATATTAGAGAAAGAGACATTAATTCTGACGGCACACAATATCTTAATACACAGGGTAAAAATTATACAGTTGAACGTATAATGCCTACACCATTTCAATTAAAAATGAAAGTAGATATTTGGTCAAGCAGTACAGATCAAAAATTACAAATACTTGAACAAATTTTAGTATTGTTTAATCCTAGTTTAGAATTACAAACTACAGACAACTATATTGACTGGACTAGTTTAACAGTATTAAATTTAGAAGATATCAACTGGGATAGTCGTACAGTTCCTGTTGGAAATGATACACCTATTGATATTGCTACACTAACTGTAAGTACTCCTGCTTGGATTAGTCCGCCAGTTAAGGTTAAACATCTTGGTGTTGTTACTAAAATTATTGCCAATATGTATGGCGGTAGTGTTACTAGCGGAACATATATTGCTGGATTAGGTCGAGATCCTTTAGATCCAACTACAACATTAACTGATATATTAAGCACTACCACAACAACTGTTACCGGTTATAAGATACAAGTTTATAATAACCCACAAGGAGTAGGCCAAGCATTATTGTTAGGACCACACGAAAGTGTTATTCCACCAGAACCTAGTTTAGAAGCTGGTATTAGACAGGGTCCTGGTATTAATTGGTTAGAAGTGTTTAGTCAGTATCCTGGAAAATATGTAGCAGGTTCTAGTCAATTATTCTTACAACAACCAAATGGTAGTTATGTAGTAGGTACTATTGCTCTTAATCCATTAGACTATACTGTGCTAACTGTTAATTGGAACGATGATACCTTAACAACAAATACTGGTATTGACAGTAATGGTTATTTAGATTCTGATACAGAGCATTATAATGCCAGTACTAGTTATAGACCTAGTAGCCCTGGTACATTTGACGCAATTATAAATCCGCAAACATTTAATCCTCATCGTCCCCATAACGAAGTTAATCCTCCTAACGTAACTGTAGCGGTAGGTACACGTTATTTGTTAGTAGAAGATATTGGAGCAACAATTAATGAAGAACCTGCGCACGAATGGGGCGCATTAGTTGCTGTGGCAAATGATATAATAGAGTGGACTGGTTCAGAGTGGCACGTGGTGTTTGATTCAACTCACGATCACAATGCCTTAGTGTGGCAAACGAATATATACACTGGAATACAATACTTATGGAACAGTGTTTCATGGGTTAAGAGTTTCGAAGGTGAATATACTGCCGCACAATGGAAAATAGTACTGTAAAAGATCAGATAGTTTGTAGTGGAGCATTATTTTATGCTAAATCTACACGACGTTTTTTACTGCTACAAAAAGCACACGGCAAACACGAAGGCACTTGGGGATTAGTAGGTGGTACTAACATTCAGGGCGAGACTCCTTGGCAAGGTTTAGTGCGTGAAATCAATGAAGAAATTGGACCAAGTCCGGAAATAATTAAAACAATTCCTCTTGAAACTTTTGTCAGCAATGATAAAGTGTTTAATTTTCACACTTATTTGTGTGTAATAGAAGAAGAATTTATTCCATGCCTGAGCGACGAGCATTATGGGTGGGCATGGGCAACTATAGACCGTGCTCCTAAACCCTTACATCAGGGCCTTAGAAATAGTTTTAGCTCAAAAACTATTCGTACAAAACTTCAAACTGTATTCGATTTAGTAGATTTAATCTAGTGCCAAATTTGTCAAAAATTGATACACCTGTTAGATAAATTATAAAGTACAAATTTATTGTTTTAGGAGAGCAAATGGAAAACTTTAAACCAATAAGAGATCGCGTTCTTATTGAAAAAATTAAGGACGATTTAAAAACTAAGAGCGGACTTATTGTTTCGCAAGATGCGCAAGAACGTCCAACAAAGGGCACTATTCTTGCTGTAGGTCCAGGTAAATTAACTGACGAAGGTACAGTTTTACCTATGCCAGTAGCAGAGGGAGACGTTATATTTTATCCAAAATATGCCGGATTTCCTATTAAATTAAACAACGAAGAATATCTAATCCTTGAAGAAAAAGATATACTAGGCATATTCACAGGAGATGAAAAATAATGGCTAAAATCAGTCACAGAGTTGTTACAATGGGGCAAAAGAGCCGAGATGCTCTTGTAAAAGGTGTAAACATATTAGGCGATGCCGTTAAAGTAACATTAGGACCAAAAGGTCGAAATGTTGTTATTGCTCGTCAATTCGGTGCTCCACACGTAACTAAAGATGGTGTTACAGTTGCTAAAGAAATCTTCTTAAGAGACAAACTAGCCGACACCGGAGTAAGAATGATCAAACAAGCGGCAAGTCAAACTAGTAGTGATATCGGTGACGGTACAACTACTGCTACAGTTTTAGCTCAGGCTATGATTCGTGAAGGTATGAAATTCGTTACTGCTGGAATCAGTCCAATTAATTTAAAAAGAGGAATCGATAAAGCAGTAGTTGCGGCAGTTGCTGAATTAGAAAAAATTAGCAAAGAATGCGAAGATGAAAAAACTATTCGTCAAGTAGCTACTATTAGTGCTAATAATGATGAAGACATGGGGGCATTAATTGCTAAAGCCATGGTAGCTGTAGGTAAAAAAGGAATTGTTACTGTAGAAAATGGCACAGGGCTTGAAGATAGTTTTGCTCAAATTAGCGGTTTATCTTATGAACAAGGTTTCCTTAGTCCGTATTTTATTAATACTGACAAACAACGCTGTGTATTAGAAAATCCTTATATTTTAATTTGTGATAGACCGATTCTTAATATACAAGATATTGTTCCTATTTTAGACAAACTCGCCGCAACAAAACGTCCGTTCGTTATCATGGCAGAATCATTAGAAACCGATGTATTAGCTACGCTAGTTATTAACGTTATCAATGGTGGTATCAAAGCGTGTGCTATTCGTGGTCCTAACTGGAAGGGTCCTAAGCGTAGTATTTTAATTGAAGATATTGCTATACTTACAGGTGGTAAAGTAATTTCCGATGGGTTAGGTACTCGTGTAGAAAATGCTGAATTGTCTGATTGCGGTCAATGTAACAGAATTGAAATCAGTGCTGATAGAACAACTATCATTGGTGGGCATGGATCGGACGAAGCTGTTCAGGACAGAATTAAAGCAATTCAAGTTCAAATTGAAGAAGAAGAAGGCGATCATTTAGCGATTCCTCCTGTACTAAGTATCGATGAGCACTACGAACGTATCGCAAACTTATCAGGCGGAGTAGGAGTTATCCGTGTAGGATCTGCTACTAAGATGGAATTAGATGAAAAGAAAGATCGAGTAGATGATTCTTTGTGCGCTACTAGAGCCGCTATTGAAGATGGCGTAGTGCCCGGTGGTGGTGTTTCTTTTATTCGTGTTCGACAAAAACTTAAAGACCTTGTTACAAATAATGTAGAACAAGATGCTGGTGTAAAAATTGTTCTAACAGCGTTAGAAGAACCATTACGTCAAATTGCCGCTAATGCCGGCGATAGTCCAGATGTTATTGTTAATAAGGTTTCAGAAGGCGATGACGAGTTTGGATATGATGCTAGTGACAGTTCTTTTGGTCAGATGTTTGACATTGGAATTATCGATCCTACTAAAGTAGTTAAAACAGCATTGATTAATGCAGCCAGTGTTGCTGGATTGTTGCTAACTACAGACTGTGCGATTTATGAAGATGAAGATGAATCCGATTTAAGTATTGTTGGGCCTCAACCTAATATTAATCAAGGATTTGGTCCTCAATATCAGGACGCTTTGGGTAGTAAATAATATTACTCCAACAAAAAAGGCAGATTAAATCTGCCTTTTTTAATGACTATAAATTCTAAAAAATTAAGCTGGTTTCACTGGCCAATTAATTTCCCAAGGGAATGTTGCTTGATTAGTTACATCGCGCAATTCTTGTCTGTATGTGGCATAAGCAGTTTTCTGAGCGTCAGATAAACGACCTTGTCCAGCAGTAGTATCAGTCCAGTCAGATGCTATTAGCAACTGATCGCGATTTTCACGAATTTGTGCTTCTAAGTCTTCTTGTGATGTTGGTTGAGTGCGGAAACCTTCGGAGTAATCACCGATTGGGCAACCTAAACCATGTCTTGGTTCGCCGTATGTACCTGCGTTAACTGCGGCCAATACTGCTTGTGAAAATGCATCACCTGTTTTAACAGCACGAAAATCTACTGGATTAGTACAACCTTTAAATACGATTTTTAACCAGTATTCGTCTACGCCTATCATATAAGCTACTAATGGAACGCTTTCTATATCATCTAATGTAAATGCTTTAATAGTCATTTGAACTCCTCAATTGGGTATTATTAGTTATTTATGCCGCGACGTGTTTCGGCTTTTCTACCTAAACCGGGTCTTTTATCATATTTAAATGCTGGATAATAAGGACCGTTTTTGTCAATATAGTGAAAAAATGCCTGTACTTGATAGCTACCATAGCTAGCATCAAACTTTTCTCTCCAGTGTTCCACTTCGCACCCTCTGTATATTATTAAATCACCGGGTTCTTGTAAAATCATTTCACCTGGATTTCCGGCACTAACGAATCCTCTAGGAGGATTTAGCCCTACAGAATCTTTATCTACGTACATACCCCAGTTGTAATCTGGATTATTATTAAGGTATTTGTAACCCAAACACACAGTGGTACTGATTTCACAGCTTTCTCTATCTTTATGACGTGCCAAATCCATACCTGGACGATATACCCTGTAGTATGTATATGTAGGTGCTAGTTCTAATCCTGTATATTTTTCCATGTATGGTAACAAAAATGACATTAATGTTTCCATAAAAGTATCACTATACACAGAGTGTGCTCCTGGGACTTGTGCGTTAGGGTCTTCTGGTGTAAATTCTGTTTCTTCTTTCAAAAGAGCGTACTTTGTAGCCACTCGACACAAATCATTTGGTATAACTTTTTTAAGCGCCAAATAACTGTCTTTTTTAAATTGTTCAGGGTATGTTATTTCCATGGTGTTCCTATATTCCAAGCAACTAGACTGTAACGTGTGCCGCGTGTTACAGGTGTAACCTGATGTTGTATGTGCGATGGAAATACAATTACAGATCCTTGTGGACGTATTTCTTCGCAAGTATGATATCTGTCTTCTCTATGCGGGCCTAAATCAAATTTTAAATTGCCGCCATCATATTCACTAGGATCATTTAGACTTACTGTAACACTAAGTTTTCGTATTTTACCTATACGGTCTTTAATAGAAGTGTATCTCATATCAGCTGGCAATACATTTCCAAGAAAATCTTTTACAGGGTTGCCGTTTTCATCTTTTTGAAGTTCGTGTATATTAGGGTCAAATTCTTCATAAGGATACGCATTAGCGTCTGCATGCCATCCGTAAAATTGCCCGGGACCGTACTTGGTAAATTGTAAATCTTCTGTATAATCCCAGTCAAAATTCCAATTAGCCTGTTTGTTTGCGCCACGTACATATGGCCATAGTAATTCATATAGTTTTGAATCATTTAAAAATACAACATTAGAATCTCTAACATAAGTTTTTGAAAGATCCTTACCTTCTTGTTGTAATGATTCTATAGTATTATCTGCTACAGGTATCTCAAGGCCAGGTTTTTTCTGTACCCAGCCTCCAACACTTGCGTTAACTGAATCTTCACCAAATTTTTCTTTCTGTTCTAACATCTTATTTAGACCCATTTCGATAATTTGGTTACAAACATCTGCTGGAATAACAGATTTAAACCACCAATAACTATATTCTAAAATCACTTAAAAATGGCCCCATGAACATGACCAACAATAATGCTATTCTTACCACTAGTTACAGGAGTAATTCGCCAAGGCATATATGAAGGAAATACTAAACATGTTCCTTGTTCGGCAATATTAACTTCGCCGGTATCTGTATTGAGAAATTCAACTTTTCCACCTTCGTATGTAGTGTCGTCTGTTAAATTAATAATAAATGTAATTTTACGTGAAGGAGCCATTGGAGTTATTTCAATATGCCAATTATAATAGTCGCCTTCTTTATACTGAAAAATTTGTGGGAAATCCTGATCAATAATTCCTAGCAAATTAAAATCATAAATTTCTGTATTAGCAGATTTAGTAACATCGCGAATATTTACAAAAGGAAATCCGCTAACATCCCCTCTTAATTTTTGTCGTTTAGCTGAATGAAAATTCTTATCTCCAATAACTTTAGTTGGCAACCAAAGTTCTTCAATACACCCTGCTAAGATTTTTTCACATTCTTCTTTAGTGAAAATATTAGATTTATTAACTGATACAATGTCTAAAGTTGCCATTGGCGTACCTGTTTCTTCGGCCAAATCTGTAAAACCGCTGTTTGATTCGAATTCGTCTGTCATAATTACTCCGGGGAAAATGTATAGTTACTTATCATAGAAAATTTTAGATATTTGTAATTTTGAACTGGTTTATTTTAGGTGCCCACGTGCTATATGTAAATATATTACTTGGAGATTGTATGAATATAGTCGTAGTCGGTGGAGGCACAGCAGGGTGGTTAGCTGCATTATTTTTGCTTAAGAAGCTAGAAGGGCAACACTCTGTTACGGTTGTTGATTCTAGCAAATTAGGAATAATTGGTGTTGGCGAAGGGACTACTGGGTATTTGACATCAGTTGTTACAAATGAATTATGGAATTTTGGATGCGATCAAGACGAGTTTATTAAAGAAACTGGTGCTTCGATAAAATACGGAATTAAACACAAGGGATGGACTAATAATTTAGATCAACACTATATTGGACCACTCGATGGTAGTTTAACATATAAAATGCTACCAGATTTATTGTTTGCTCATGGATTAAAAAATCTCCCCAATGATGATTTTCATATAATATCCCCACTGGGTTACAAAATTAAAAACAACTTATCTAGTTTTAATTATAAAACACAATCTTTTGTTAATAGCGATTACGGATTCCATGTAGACGGACATCTAGTAGGAAAATATTTTAAAAAACTGTGTATGAGGCAAGAAAACATTAACCATATTGATTGCGAAATTACAGGAGTTAATCTCGACGACCGAGGGTATGTTAAAGAATTAATATCTTCGGATAATCAAATCATAAAAGGGGATTTTTTCTTAGACTGCAGTGGATTTGCTAAACTGCTAATGAAACATTTGCCTAATAAATGGATTAGTTATAAAGAAAATTTACCGGTTAATACAGCAATGCCGTTTCTATTACCCTACGATGTAGAAGAAACTCCAGAACCGTATACAACTGCGTGGGCGCAAAAAGCTGGATGGATGTGGCGCACACCACTATTACATCGTAAAGGCAATGGTTATACTTTCTGCGATGCGTTTACGACTCCTGAAAAAGCTCAAGAAGAAATTGAAACTATTCTAGGACAAGAAATAGACCCAATAAAAATTATTAAATTTGAATCTGGTAGATTAGAAAATGTTTGGGTTAACAACGTTGTAGCTATTGGCCTAAGTGCTGCATTTTTAGAACCATTAGAAGCTACTGGAATACACGCTGTAATCGTTCAGCTTAAAAATTTAATATTCGAATATATAAAACCAACTGTAGATCTTACAGTAAATACAGGTAGTATAAAACAATATAACAACCGAATAGGAACGTTGTACGAAGATCTTAAAGATTTTGTAGTTATGCACTATATGGGAGGAAGAACCGATAGTGAATTTTGGAGACATATTTCTTCTGGGGCTACTCGAACAGAATTTGTAGACACGTTATTAACAATGTCAAAAAATAGATTGTGTACATATAACGATTTTCCTGAGTATTTTGGAAGCGCAGGTTGGGGAATATACAGTTTTGTCATGGCCGGTATAGGTATTATAGACGCTGACATGGCTTATAACGAAATTAAAATACCGGCTATGGATAATCAAACATCCATGGACCGTTATACAGAAACAGCATTTGGTCAGACTTTGTCAAATTGGTGTCAAGAATCAGCAGATTTAATGCCGTTTGATCAGTTTTGTAAATATTATCAGGATAATTTATGCATATAGTAATAGTAGGCGGAGGCACAGCCGGTTGGGCAACAGCATTAATGGCAGCCACTAGATGGAAACAACACAAAGTCACAGTTATTGAATCGACAAAAATTGGTGTTATCGGTGTAGGCGAAAGTACCACTGGTAGATTAACTGACTTAGTAAATAATTTCTTTTATGATTTCGGGTGTGACCACGATGAATTTATTGCTGAAACAGGTGCCACACTAAAATATTCTATTAAACATAAAGGCTGGACTAATAATATAGACGAATATTATCAAGGACCAATCGACGGTAGTTGGACTAACAGCGCATCTCCAGATGCCTTGTTTGCTTATGGAATTGCTAATTTAAGTCATCACAAAGATATCGGTAAAACTTCTAAAATAGGTCACCGAATTCTTGCTGGCGGCAGTAATTTTAATAAAGCTACAAATACGTTTAATGATTATAATCACGCAATGCACGTAGATGCGCATCTAGTTGGAAAATACTTTAAAAAGGTATGCATGCGTAACAACTTAAATGCCAACCATATAGATTCAGAAGTACTAGATGTAGCGTTACACAGTGAAACTGGAAATATAAAGTCGGTATTATTAAAAGACGGGCAAACTATCGAAGGCGACTTCTTTATTGATTGTACTGGATTTGCTAAAGTCCTTATGAATAAATTGCCAAACAAATGGATTAGCTATCAAAAACATTTACCTATTAACACCGGACTGCCATTCCAGTTAAAATATTTAGACAACGAAATGCCAGAACCTTATACAACTGCTTGGGCACAAAAATCTGGATGGATGTGGCAAATTCCGTTGATGGATAGAAAGGGTTGCGGATATGTGTTCAGCGACGAATTCACAACTCCTGATAAAGCTCAAGAAGAAATTGAAACTATTTTAGGTAGAGAAATAGATCCTATTAAAGTAATTAAATTCCATACCGGCAGACAAGATAACGCATGGGTTAAAAATTGTATTACTATAGGATTAAGTAGCGCATTCTTAGAACCATTAGAAGCTACTAGTATTCATACTACTATTGTACAAGCACATAACTTTGTGTTTGAATACTGCGGAAATACCTTAGAAGAAACTATGAACGAAGGAACTATGAAAATTTACAATCAACGAACTAAAAAAATGTTTGACGATGTAAAAGATTTCCTAGTTATGCACTATATGGGTGGTCGTTCAGATAGTGAATTTTGGAAATATATCGGTACTGGCGCAACTAAGACAGATTTTGTTGAATCTTTATTAAGTATGTCTAAAACAAGATTACCAAGTAGCAACGATTTTCCTTTATATCAAGGTAGCGCAGGATGGGCATTATATAGTTTTGTTATGGCGGGCTTACACATGTTTGATAAACAGCTTGGTAATAACGCATTACAACAATCTATTCCTAGACATGGAAGCATGGCAGATATTGCGTTAGAAACTTTTTATGAACTACAGTGGAAATGGGATCAAGAAGTTAATGAATGTTATTCTTATGATGATTTTATTAGATATTTTAGACAGTTGAGATATAAAAATGGATTTTCAGATATCAAATATTAAGGATGAAATCCTTATTATAGAAAATGTAATACCGCCTTCGTTACAAAATGCTGTTATACAGCGTGTACAAGGGGATCAACATTTTCCATGGTTTTTATTACATAGAATTGGTCACCCGGATCAGTTCGGGCCTGGCACGGTCGCTGAATATGCCGATCCTAATATAACTGATGATGTTGGTTTTTTTCATATGGCGTTTGATGGTAGTAGTTCGTCTACTCACTATGATTTTTTTAGAAGTATTTTAGAGTTTTTTTTAGAAAAAACAAACATTAAAATATCTAATTTATTAAGAATTAGATTGCGATATACACACAAGGGCAAAGGCCACACAACAACTAAGTATGCAGCTCCGCACGTAGACTTTAATACTCATACTCCGTACAGTACCTTTATATATTACGTAGACGATAGCGACGGAGATACTATAATTTTTGATAAAATTTTTAATCCCGAAGAAGAAATGTACAATCCAATTATAGCAGAACCGTTAGTAGAATTGTTAAGATGTACACCTAAAAAGGGTACAGGGTTATATTTTAATGGGCATAGATATCATGCTGGTAATTTTCCCGTAGAGTATAGCTCTAGAATCGTTATTAATTTTGATTTTACAACAATATGAAACACAGACGCATTGATGTAGACGGTAATAAATTTATTAACATATATGATGATATGTTTGATTTCAGCCGAATGTTTCAAATGCTAGAAATTGCTAAAAAATCAGGATATAAAATTGAAAGATCTGCTCCTTCGACCGTTCCAGTTACTCAGCAATTTAAAACTTTAAAAAGCGAATATAGTATATACGATGTGTTATGGCTGGAATTTTTTAAAGGTTCTTGTACTGATGTTATTAAACAGCAAATAATAGATAATAACCTTAGAATAAGCAGAGCTTATATTAACCTGTCAACAGCACAGGATGTTTATCATTATCATATTGATAGTGATGTTGATGAAGATTTTACATTACTATATTATTTTAATACAACGTGGGATCCTAGCTGGGAAGGTGAAACACATTTTTCAGATCCATATGCTAAAGAAATTTTACATAGCATTTCTTTACTACCTGGTAGAGTAGTTACATTTTCAGCAAGCATTCCACATAAGAGTTCAGGGCCTTCGTTCTTTTCTCCAGAATTTAGATTTGTATTAACTATGAAATTTCATACTAGAAAACATTCTGGATATTATGAATGTTTTCCTATAGCAGATTTATTTCCAGAAGGCAACATAGATATAAGTGAATTTGAACAGGAAGCTATAGATTATTTAAAATCTAGTACACAAGGAATAAGACACAGCGGAATTGAGTTTTTCGATCACTGTTTTAATGTTTATAAAATTTTAAAACTTCAAAATCAACCGTTACATATTTGCCTAGCTGGGTTGTTTCACTCTGCGTATGGAACTGAATTTTATAGCACGTTTCAAATCAGCGACAGAGACCATTTAAAATCTTTAATTGGAGAACGTGCCGAAGAATTAGTGTTTAATTTTTGTAGCTTACCAGATAGAGATAAGCAATTACTAGATGCTAGATGGACAGACTCCGAACCAGTTTTACTAGCTTATGCAAATTTGCTAGATGAAATTACTAGAAAACAAGCATTTGAAGAAGATGTTATTGCTTATAAAAACAAATTAGAAAAAATTAAAAGATAAACTTATACGTCTATCGTCTTCTTCTTCGGTTAAGTTTCTTTCAACAAAATGGGTTAAATGTCCGGGAAACAATATTAACATACCTTCTTTAGGTATAAACCAGTGCTCGGTGTTTATCCTATTGTTATCAAACTTTTTTCCTCTGATAAATTTTGTCATAAATTCCATACGATCAATTTCGCTAGGGCTTCTTAAAAAGTGTATATGGCCGCTATCCTTAGGAACTTTTATATAGTAAACTCCGCTAAGAAATGAACTAGGATGTGTGTGTTCTCTATTATATGTATGTTTTCCGTTAACATTATACCAGTAATTCATTTTACGTTCGCCCGTAGGCAATGCCCAAACTTCGTCAACAACGTGATTACTCATAGGAATAATATGTTCATTAAATAAATTTGCGGTTTCTGGATTATCAAAATCAGGAAAATACATACTAGGAGATTGATATCCACCAGCATTACTAAACGTATTACTTGGTTTAGTAGCTTGAACTTGTTCAACACCTTCAATTATTGCCTTGTTGTTGACAGTTGTAAGATAACTAGTATAGCAAGAGCTTACAAACATTGGATTTTCAGTAAGAGTCATCATGAGATATTTATAACCCTAAAAAACAGAATATATTAAATATGGCAAGCCACCCATTTGAACGATATCTTATAAGCAGAGATAACTATTTTGAAAATCCAGAAGATGTTATTGCGCTATCTAATAATGTAACATATTCACGAGCTAGTTACTATCCTGGATTAAGATCAGAAAATTTAATGTTTAGCGAAGATCCGGTAATAAGCGGTTTTGCTAATTATTTTTCTAATAGAGTTTCTTACGATGTATTTCCTGGAATTCGCAATTATCACATAGATATATTCTTCCATATAAATGAAGTGTACGAAGATGACGAACTTAACCAAGGGTGGGTACACACGGACGATGCTGTACTTGCTGGATTAATATATCTGACTAGTAGCGAATCAAATTTTAATACTGGCACTTCGATTTTTTTAGGTGAGGGCATACCTAAATTGCGTGATAAAGAAGTCTTTACACAACTCAATTTACATGGAGTTGTTGAAGATGATTACAAACAACGTTTACAAGAAAACAGAAGTTGTTTTACAGAAACAATTCGTATTGGAAATCATTACAATCGTATGGTCGGTTATGATTCTAAAATGTATCATCGTCCAAATAATTACAAAGCTTCGTCGGATATACGTAAAACTTTATTGTTTTTCATATATAGTTTTGACCATATTAACAATAACTTAAATAGCATATGAACCAATTAAAAAAAATATCAGTAGTAGGCGGCGGAACTGCCGGATTCGTAGCTGCACTTATACTTAAAACTAGATTTCCTGCTTCTGAAATAGAACTTATTAGATCTCAAAGGATTGGAATTATTGGTGTGGGGGAAGGTAGTACAGAACACTGGAATGAATTTATGCAATATATTGGCGTAAATTTTAAGACTGTAATTAAACATTGTGATGCTACATTTAAATCAGGAATTATGTTTAAGGGGTGGGCAGAAAATGATTACCTACATAGTACAAGTCCGGATGCCGAACAGAAAAACGGTCAATCTTATCCAACATATGGAAAAATTATCGGAGAAGGGTTAGGTAATAGATTATTAAATCCCGGAAGTGCTTGGAAAAATCAAGTAGTTGCGTCTTACCTTACATCCGACAGAGGGCCTTTCAATCAGTACCACTTTAATACACAAAAGTTAAATGATTTTTTAACAAAAGTCGCACAATTAAAAGGAATCAACATCATCGATGACGAAATTACAGATATTGTATTAGATGACTCGGGTGCTATTGATTATCTTGTAGGCGAAACTGGAGAATATAAATCTACCTTTTACATAGATAGTACAGGTTTTAAAAAATTACTAATATCAAAATTAGGTGCTAAGTGGCAAAGTTATAGCAAATATTTAAAAATGAAATCTGCTATAATGTTTCAACTACCTGATACTGATGAATATAACTTATGGACTACTGCTCAAGCGATGGATTATGGGTGGATGTTTAGTATTCCAGTATGGGGAAGAAGCGGAAACGGTTATATCTTCGATAGCGATTATATAACTGCCGACCAAGCCAAGGAAGAAGTTGAAAGATTTTTAGGTAAAGAAATACAAGTAGGCAAACAAATTAACTTTGATCCAGGAGCATTAGACAAAGTATGGATTAAGAATTGTTGTGCAATTGGTCTAAGTGCTAGTTTTGTAGAACCTTTAGAAGCAACTAGCATTGGCACAAGTATACAACAAGCATTTTTGTTAATGCACAGATTACCTAATTATGACGACCATACCATAGAAGTATACAATCGCTCCGTTGACGAAATTTTAACAAACATTCGCGATTTTGTTATATTACATTATGTGACTAATAAAGAAAATACACAATTTTGGCGTGATATTAAAAACTTAGAGTTGCCAGAAAAACTAGCAACTAATCTTAAAAGATGGCGTAAAAATTTACCTATAGCCGAAGATTTTAGAAGCGGCACAGATTATATTTTATTTAGAGATCCACATCATATACATATTTTAAACGGATTAAACTTGTTCGATAGGTCGGCAATAAGAGAAGAATTTGAATTAATGCATCCTGTTATTAAGGAGCAAGCCGAATCTGCTATCAGAAATATAAAAACATTGGAGCAAATAACTCCAACAATAGGACATAAAGAGTTTATATCAAAAATACGTGCTAGTTAAAATTCATACTAACACTGATACGAGGTTCAGTGTTAGTTCCTGGAGTAACTAAATGTCTAAGGTATGATCTAAAAATAACAAGACTACCTTGTTTTGGTTCTACTCCTGTTTTAGTAAAACTCAACATATTTTTTTCAGTTATATTTTTTACTGGTTTCATATCTGGTTCTTTAGGATCTTCAAATACAATTTGACCAGACCCTTCTGGGGCAGTTATATAATACGCTAAACTAAAAGTATTGCCATTGTGCGTGTGCCCTTCTTGAAAATTTCCAGATTCGGCAATATTCACCCAGGCATAATCACACTTAAATGAGCCTGTACTGCCGTGCATTTTAGCAAAATTATTAACATGATTAGTAATAGATGCTATTAATGGTTCAAATACTGGGTCATTTAAAATGTCAAACGTTCCATGAGTAGTATATGTGTCTCCATACCAGCCATCTCCGCCTGATGGTATAGTTTGTTTATAATTTAAAACGTGTTGAGCCCATGAATCATTTTGTTCTTTAGAAAATAATTCATCCTCGGTATATATTGCTACCGGAAACCACATTTCAACGCGGGGCATCTGGCGCTCCCCAAATATTAAATGAAATAGATATTCTATTTTCTTGAGATCTATTGAATCCAACTGCGTGTTGTAGCCAAGATTCGAATAGTATCATTTTTCCTTTGGTAGGTGTATATTCCATATTGATGTCGCCGTAAGGATTTTCAGGAGTCTTTTTTATTTTATAAAAAAATGCGGTATTTTGTTTTCTAGCTTCTAGCGGATTAAAAAATGTAATATCTCCACAATTTTCAGGAGTTTGTAAATATACAACACCACTAACTATTGCTCCATAGTGTTCATGTCTGTGAAAATAGCTATTAGGATTGTTTAATTGTAACCAGCTAGTAATTTCTATAAAACAATCTGGTTTATATCCTAATTCGTTCATAAATTCTCTAGCTTTAATATTAATAATTTCTAGTAAATCGTAATCTTGTAATTTTCCCAGCAAATTTGTATCAGGATCGCTATAGTATGTAGTATCTAGCTTGCCTTCAGTAACTCCAAAATTATTATTTTTTACAAAATTATTAATCAAAGCAAGACTGTTATCTATGACTTGCTCGCTTATCATAGTAGTTGCTATAGGAACGGCAAAATGATTTTCTATGTTGAGAGACATTCTAAATTAAGGTTAAGTATTACACGTCTATTAGACTGTATAGGATTACTAGCAGTATGATATTGCCATCCGTCTATCCAAAGTAATCTATTTGCCTTTGGGTAAACACGATCCTTAACCGTAAATCCTTTATTAATTCTTTTTCCAAATCTAAATTCTTGATCAAAAATGTAAGTAGGGCCATCGGAATCGTTAAAATAAAATATCAAACTTACATGTGGACGAAAATAATCAACGTGCGGTATGTTATAATTCCCGTCTACAAATCCTATTTTAGGAGTTTTTTGACTTAGTCTATTGCGTATTAGATGCTCGGGTTTAAATCCAAACCGATGTTCTAATTCTTGATAAAAGGGTGTAAAAACTTTATGTACAAAACTTATTGCATCGTTTTCAGGATCAAAAATTATGTGATGCAACCCATCAGTTTCTACAGCCATGGGATCCTGAATATCATTTGCACGTGGATCTATGGACACAGCTTCCGAATAAAACCAAGGAAATTCCATGCTCAGTACGTATTTTTGAAGATGCTCAAAAACTTCTTTAGGTAAAAAATCGTCTATTATTTTCATAGGCAAATATTTATGAAATATTCAGGTGGGGCTGAAAATAAAATAAGTACATGATGAATCATTGTGTACTTCCGTTATTTTCGACACCGTTATACTGTACTCAACTGGATATTAGTAAATGTCCAAGCTGGGATACAGTTGAATGGACTGAAATTGGCGGGCATGAAATGAGTAAAAATAACTATTTTTTAGATTTACCCGAGTGGCAAGATTTAAAAAGTCAAATAAGAACGCATTTACAATATTTTTTCTACGAAGAATTACACGCCAGTCCAGACTGCGGCATTAAAATTACTACTAGTTTAGCTAACAGAAACTACCCCGGGCAAGGCCACCCAAGGCACACACACTCGAATAGCGTGTTTAGCGGATGTGTATATTTTGAAAATCATCCTGCTCCTATTAAGTTTCTCCGTGGGGGCTATAAACAACTAAGGTATGATACTGTAAATCACAATTTTCACAATGCCGAATTTTGGACCATCAATCCAGAACCAGGTTTGTTGTTGATTTGGCCTAGTGATTTAGACCATGAAGTTGAATCACTTGTTAGTACAGATGCTGTTAGACATAGTATTGCGTTTAATTCTTGGTTAGTCGGCAATGTTTGCTCTAGCACTACTACTCCGTTGGTATTATAATGTTTGATATATTCATTAAAAAGAAAAAAATAGTTGTAGATTGTTTTACAAACAATATTAATGCCTACGACTTATTCCCTATAAAAGAATCTAAAGAATTTTATCCAGAGTGGTGGAAAAATTTACCTAAAATAGAGCCTACTGAAAACAAAAATGGTATGCTTATTAATCGTTCTAATATGAAACGATGCGAAGGATTCATGGCGTTATATCAGCAGGGTTTTATAATTCCTCTATGGAGTGATGTAGTTATACAAACACAGGCTACAAATTGTAATTTTGAATTTGCCGATAATCTTAGCAATTTAACACATCATAATAACCATCAATTATCACAAGAATGGTACAATTATATTCATGTTAAGTTCGAAAGTCCCTGGCGTATCCAAGAAAAATCAGGTGTAAAATTTGCCTTTATACAACCTACATGGAATAATCCCCGAGATTTGATGGTCAGCCATACTCCTCCAGGCGTAATAGATTTTAAATATCAACATACTTCAAGTATAAATATTTTCCTATTAAAAAGCAAACGATACGAGTGGAACGCTGGCCATCCTTTAGCGCAACTATTGCCACTATCGGATAGTGATATTGAATTACGAAAACATTATGTTGGCGGGAATGACAAAGAATTAGCTAAAGTAATGAATCGTAATTTGCCGTTTTTTGAATCAGCGTATAGAAAAATTAAAAAAATAAAACAAGGACAATGTCCTTACAAGGAATAATTATGAAAGTAGAAAAGTTAGTAATTGTAGGTGGAGGAACAGCAGGCTGGATGACTGCCGCATATCTTTATAACAACAACCCTGAGATAGAAATTGTAGTTGTTGATAAAGAAGTAGGTAGCCCTATCGGCGTCGGTGAAGCTACTTTAATTAATTTTAAAAACTTTTTAGATGAATGCGGATTTGAATTAAGCGATTGGTTTCCTAAAATTGACGCAGGATATAAATCTGGTATTTTGTTTACCAACTGGACTAAACCAGGCAATGAAATTTGGCATCCTTTTTATAAAGGTAACAGACTTTTAAAATATGGTTACAGCAATTATCCTAATGATGTATACGTACATGATATATGGACATTGAATCAACAATACGATTATAAGAAATACGCTATTGGAACATACGACGTTAATATTAATCATAATAAAGTAGATCCGAGTATCATGGCCGTCGATGGATACGGCTATCATGTTGATTGTGGCAAACTAACCATGTATATACAAGATAAGCTAAAAAATGCCATTAAGATTATTCGATCAGATGTAGTCGATATTGCTCATAAAGAAAACGGTGACATAGATCATTTAATACTTAAAAACGGAGAAATTGTAGAAGGTGATTTGTTTGTGGACTGTACAGGATTTAGAAGTATCTTAAGACAAGCTGATAAACGTGTTGATTTGTCGGATAGATTATTTGTAGATACGGCTGTAGTACACCCAGTTCCATATGAAGACAGAGATAAAGAATTTAAACCGTTTGCTGAATGCGAAGCGGTAGACCACGGTTGGATTTGGAAAATTGGAGTTAGCAGTCGTATTGGGTCTGGGATGCTATTCAATCGTAGTGTTACAGATCCAGAAGAAGCTAAAGATTACTTTGTAAAATACTGGAATAATCGAATTGATCGTGACACAGTTAGAGTGATTGATTGGACTCCATTTTATAATGAAGATCAGTGGAAAGGTAATTGCGTACAAATTGGTCTAAGTGCTGGATTTGTAGAACCACTGGAAAGCACAGGTATAGCATTAATTACATCGGGCGCAACACAAATACATAATGCCCTTAGAGAACAATTCTATGATCAAAATAGCACAGACTATTTTAATCAAACTATGAAAATGTATTTCGAAGACGTTGTAGATTTTGTAGCGGTGCACTATGACCGTAATGAACGTACTACTCCTTTCTGGAATTATGTAAAGAATAAATTTAAGCCTAGCGAACGTATGCAACATCATATTGATTTAATAGCAAATCCTAAGGCAACTTTACCTTACAAGGGCAGATTTAACACAATTTTCAATGGTGTTAATTTCAGTGCTATCCTGATACAAATGGGATATCCAGTAGCTCCGCGAAATATTCCGTTGAGTCCGGAAGAAGCAGAAAATATTATGTTAAGAAATTTTGTTAAACATGATAAACATAGACATGTCGCTGGAATGTTACATAGTCAGTTAGTAGATAGAATTTTTGAGACCAGCATTATATGAAAATAGTTAATTGGTCGTTTATTACTAGCCACGATTGGTTTAAAGATCACGCAGAGGAAATACGTCCTCTGATGGATCCTGATTATTATCCTTATACTAGTTTAATAAAAGATATAACTAAAACTAGAAAGGGTGTTATATATTTAAAATGCCCGGCAAATACTGATTTTTTAAAAAATACATTTGTTTTCAGAGCACCGTTTGATCTTACTATAGATGTTGAAGTAAGTGAAATTGATACAGAACCTAATAGAATATGGTGTCCAAATATTAATCAAACAGTATTTGATAAATTAATCGACACACGATTTTTATATAATGACGCAAGAGGTATAGATCCTTATCCGCTAGTTGGGCTTGATTGGTTGAATCAATTTACTTGTACAGAAAGTATGATAGTGCAAGTAATGCCAGCATTTTTACATCACAACGATTTTACTGAAAAAGCTACGATGATTCCTGGCGAATACGATATTAGTAAATGGACTAGGCCCGTAGAGCTTGTATTTGAAGTTAGGTCTAATAGAGAAACTATTGTAATTAAAAAAGGCGATGCTATGGCTTATTTTAAATTCCGTAGTGATGAAGCAGTTAAGTTAGTAGAACAGCCAACACCGTGGGATGAAATCTATTTGTGCGATCAAATTAAAATGAAAAATCGTTTTAGACCATTAAAAGAAAGATATGCCGCACTTGCTGAAGCTAGAGCAAGCGGATGTCCGTACGATCATTCAAAGCCTCCAGTCTAAACTTTTTTCAAAATAATATTCAAACGGACGATTAGTGTCTGCTTGCCATTCAATAGACTTCATATCGAGTTGATTGGTGTCTAGCCACGTGTTAATACACTTGGCAAACAATTGATTATTAATATCATTCATATGATTTTGTCTTCGACAATCATATTTTTTCCACCAGTCATTAGCATTAGGGCCTAAGTAATAACTAATATCAATTTCTCCTATTGAATTGATATCTATTTGATCTGGATGCATGTAAAGACTTTCTGTTTCAGGTATTGCCGATATTATCAAAGCGTCTGGTCTTTTAGTTCGAATATCATTTAACATTAATAAATGATAATCTCTACGCTGTTGTTCATTGCCTACATGAATCCAGTAATTATATAAATTTAATAATTGTTTCCGAACAGGAACAGGAGTTGTTTGATTTTTTAAATGATATTCTAGATGATTTATACTAGATATATGTGCGAGCGGGGTTTCTCCGTCATCTAAATTTTCAATATATTGTCGTGCCCAGTGGGTAACTACAAACACTATCTTATCGTAAGAATTTTGAAAATTGGTAAATTGTTTCCATGCGTGATATAAACTACTACCGCTGATCGCATGATTGTGTATCTTGTAAGGTGTTAAATCTTCAAGATATTGACTCCAGCCAGTATGATATACTTTTTTATTTATTGCAGCGTAAGAATCGCCAAATATTCCCAGTGTTTGTTCCATGCTTTATTTAAGCTGGAACAAACTGAGTATTAATATTTTATAACAACTATACCAGAACCGCCGCCAGCGTGTCCGTGACATCCGCCGCCGCCCCCGCCACCGGTATTAACTCCGCCTTGCCATCCGCTAGCAACTCCGTGACCTTGTGTACCGTCTGCTGGGCCGCCGTAGCCACGATTAAGAGCTTGTCCACCACCTTCCCCGTGACGTGAGGCAGGGCTTCCGTAAGGACCAGTATGGTGACTTGAACCGCCACCACCGCCTCCGATACCTCCAGAAGCGTAACCAAAACCGATATGTGCGCCACCGCCGCCACCGCCGCCCCAATATAGTTCTTGACCAAGAATATTACTAGCCATTCCTGGGCCACCTTTGATACTATCTCCGTTCCACCCATTTCGACGATTATTAAAAGTATCGCTCATTGTTCCGCCAGGACCACCTGCGCCACCGCCACCGCCACCTTGGTGACAGTTATCGCCCTGCGCATTATATCTTACACCAGAACCACCTGGAAATCCTTGACCTGCGATACCTAGACCTCCGTGACTTTTGATTCTACTATCAGTGCCGTCACCTGTATTTGAGCCACCGCCTCCGCTTGCTCCGCTTTGTCCAGAAGTTGGGCTTGGCCAACCTCCGCCACTGCTATGAGTCCAACTTCCACCACCGCCTCCGCCACTAGCAGTGATACCATTAAATGTACTACTTCCGCCACCGCCAGATGAATGATTAGCATTTGATCCGCCACCGCCAACGTTCACTGGGTATGGTGTTCCGGCTGTTACTGGATAGTTACGTTGATAGACAACGCCGCCCCCGCCTCCGCCCCCGCCCCAGGTGTTTCCAGCGCCTCCACCACCGCCTACAATTAATACTTGAATGTTACCAGTAAAACTTGGTGTAAATGTACCGCTACCTACACTAGTGAACATATGAACAATATTTTGACGATTGTAAGCGATTGTTTGTCCGCCAGTGCCTACTACACCTTGACTATAACCAGTAACGGGACGCCAGTAGTTTCCATCGGCAAATTCTAATGTATTTTGACCGTTAGCGGTATTAATACGCATCTTAGCAAGTCCTTGAGCCGTAGATGTTGAATTAGATGGAAATATTAGTCCGTCGGTTGAATTAATCGTAGTATTTTGAAGTGTTGCCATTTATGTTCTCTTTAATATTTTACAATAACAATACCGTTAGCGCCGGCACCACCGTTGAATCCAGATCCAGAATAATTATAAGCTAGACCTCCGCCGCCACTACCAGTGTTTTGTCCAGCTTGTCCACCTGAACTTTGTCCTGTAGCACTTTGTCCGGCATTCCAAGCAAATCCGCCGCCTACACCGTCATATGTTCCAGTGCTAGGATAACCAATAGGACTTCCTGCGTTGTGGTGAATATTTCCGCCACCGCCACCGCCAATACCTCCAGCTGCAGCACATTGTCCATCACCATAGTGAGCAGTACTTCCGCCACCGCCTGCCCAATACAATGTATAACCTAAAATATCGTTGGCAGCTCCTGGACCGCCGTGGCCAATGCCACCAGAATGAACATCATCTTTAGCATTGCCGCCAGGTCCGCCTGCTCCGCCACCGCCACCTGTACGGTGCATATCTTGGCCTTGGTTATTATATCTTACTCCAGATCCGCCTGGAAAACCTTGTCCTGTAACACCACGGCCGCCCATATTACGGTTACGACTGTCGTTAGTTCCGTTGTTACTATTGGAACCACTTCCTTGTGATCCGCTACAAGCGCCACCACCAGAACCCCCTGGTTGTGCCGCATTACTATCCCAGTCGCCGCCGCCGCCGCCACCATAAGCAGTAATAGAACCAAACGCACTATTTGATCCAGTAATACCTGGATTAGGAAAACTTGGAGTTGGTGCTCCTGCTCCGACACTTAACGGAATACCAGTACCAGCTGATACAGGATAAGTACGGTTATAAACCATACCGCCTCCTCCTCCTCCGCCGCCTAAGTGAGTACCGCCTGAACCGCCACCTGCAATTACTAATACTTCTACAGTACCAGTAAATGTTGGAGTGAATGTTGCTCCGCCTGTACTTGTGAATATGTGAGTTACTCCATTACCGCGTCCTGTATTTGACGTAGCATATAAAATTTGGTCGCCGCCGGTTCCAATAGATCCTTTACTTACACCAGTAAGTGGTCTCCAACCTACTGAATCATAAAATTCAATAAGGTTATTATCCGAATTAACACGAATAGCGCCTGCGGTGTTTGTAGATCTTTGGCCAGTGGATCCTACTGGAAGATATAAGAATCCATCTTGACTAAAACTTGTTGTTTTTAACTGTGCCATTTATTGTTCTCTTATTAATATCTTACGACTACAATGCCAGAACCGCCGTTATTTCCGCCGCCTCCGCCTCCGCCTCCGCCTCCGCCAGTATTTGCGCCACCTGCGCCACCGCCGTTGCCGTGTGTGCCGTTATTGCTAGCATTGCCGCCTTGGTTAAGAGCTTGTCCGCCGCCTATACCTGAGCTCCATGCCAATGATAATCCTGGATAGTAATGACTTGCGCCACCACCACCACCACCTACTCCGCCGTTTCCGCCGCCGCCATCGCAAATATGTGGTCCGCTTGCGCCACCGCCTCCCCAGTAATATACTTCACCCATAATATCACTAGCGGCACCTGCTCCGCCAACTGTTGCTGAACGGATATTGGCATCTTGCGAATCGCCGCCTGGTGCTCCAGCTCCGCCACCACCACCACCGTTGTGAGTATTTTCGCCGTCATCGTTGTAACGAACTCCGGCGCCACCTGGGAATCCTTGTCCACTAATTCCACGGCCACCACTACAACGCATACGGCTACCGTCAATACTAGTATTTCCCCCGCCTCCGCCAGATCCACCGATATATCCAGTTGTTGCGCCTGCGCCACCGTTTGGTTGTCCGCCATTATCCCAATAGCCTGAACCGCCTCCGCCGTAAGCTGTAATAGAACCAAATGTGCTGTTACCGCCGTTTCCAGGGTTACCACCACCGCCACCAACGTTTAACGGAATACCAACGCCTGCGGTTACGGGATATGCTCTATTAAAGACAACTCCGCCTCCACCTCCGCCTCCGGCCCAACCGCCACCAGATCCACCACCGCCACCAACTACTAATACTTGTACATATCCAGTAAATGTTGGGGTAAATGTAGCACTAGTTACGCTGGTAAATTGATGCATAATACCGCTACCATCTTTAGTAACAGTAATAGCATCACCGCCTGTACCAATACTACCGCTACTGTATCCAGTAACTTGGCGCCAATTTGTACCATCGTAAAATTCTACCAGCCCGAAGGTTGTATTATATCGAATATATCCTTTAACCGGACTACCTGGACGATCAGTTGTTGGGCCGCTAGGTAGTGTTAAATCGGTAAAACTTGTTGAGCTTCCGCCTAGTAGTGTTGCCATTTTACTTAATACCTTTAGTTTTTTTCTTACCTTTTAATTGATCAATTTCTGCTTGAAGTGTCTTAACACATTCAATTAGATAAGCACTGATCTTAGTATAATGAATACCATAAGGCTTACCTTTTTCGTCTAGAGCAACTAAATCTGGAGCAAATTTATAAACATGTTCAGCGATTAAACCAGCTTCATGTTTTTTATTATCTTTACGATCGTACGTTACACCAGTCAAATTTAATATAGCGTCTAAAGCACCTGTAATAGGACTAATATTTTCTTTAAATGCTATACTAGAAGTTTCAACTAAACCAACAGTATACAATGTACCAGCAATACCAACGCCGCCTGAAAATAATACAGATTGTCCAGAAGTAGCACTTGAACCTTGTGTACCATTAGTAAATGTTGTTAAACCGCTAGATGATAAAGTAGTAAATTTACCTGCCGCCTGTGTAGTTGCGCCAATTGATATATTATCCATTGTACCAGCAGTTGCTGGGTTAATAACTACGTTACCAGTACCAGATGGACTAATTGTTACACTGGCGTTTGATGGACTTAGTGTAACAGTACTGTTAGCACCCAATGTTGTGAATAAACCAGTACCGCGGCTAGTAGCACCAATGCTACTAAAGTTTCCTGCTGCCGGTGTTGAGCCGCCAATAGTTACGTTATCCATAGTTCCTGTAACGCTACTTGGGGCGATAGTCAAACCGCCTGTTGGACTAATTGAAACTAGTGCAGCTGGGCTTAATGAAACTGTTGAACTAGCTGTTAGTGTACTTGCTGCAACACCACCACCGTTTGCCGCAGTGATAACATAACTAGCACCATCGGAAGCTAATGTTATTGCAGCACCAGCAACTATAGTTTGTATTGAAGATCCGCTTGAACCTTTTCCTAAAAAAGATCCAGCTGGAGTTGTTAACGTAATTGATCCAGATGTGTTATTGAAAAAAGTTTGTGTCTGGCCGTAATATACTGTAGGATCCGGAATAGTTACAGCAGATGTTGAACCAGTGAATTCTGTAAATTGACCGGCGCCTGGGACAGTAACAGATGTGTTACTGCTAATCGACGTTGTCGGTAAGACGGTATTATAACGTGCCATATTTTATCTCTCTTATGTTTCTAGTTCTTATTAGGTTGTTGATGTTTCAATTCCGTACACACATGCATTAACTGTGGTAGCTGAACTGCACAATGCTACTACGCTGTAACCAGCTTGTAATACAAGACCAGTACGCTCAAAAACACCATAACCTACGATTGTAGTTTGTTGCTCGATCCACTCGTTTGCGTTTGGTGTAGTACTGCTTGCCAATGCTAATTTAATAGTTACTGCTGTTGCGCTTGTGTTAGTCAACGAAACGTTGAACACCGCGTAGTTGTTGTTCGGTACTGTATACAAAGTTGTGTTAGTTGTACCTAACTGTATACCAGTACCGCCTAGATTTAATCTACCTGTTGCCATTTGTTATTTCTCCAAAAATGTTATCGTTGGCTAAAGAATGCTAGAGCAACAGGTGCCCCGTCAATTCCGCCCGTAAACAGCATCTTACTGCTTACGTATATTTGATTGCCTGATGTATTACTTATCGTATTGTTAGCAATATATATCTGACCCGAAGTAATAGTATTTACGTTCAAACTACTTGATCCACCACCAATTTGGGCTGTAATATATGCTTTAATTGCTTTCTGCGTAGGTAATACGTTATCGCTGTTAGCTGTAAAGTATGGGTCAGTACTAAATTGTGTAATTGTAGCTGAACCAACTCCTAAACTAACCGCACCAAGTGTCAAACTCTGCAATCCAGCTAAGTTAAACGCACTAGCGTTCAATGTAGCAGTACCAGTTGACTGTTGAACTCCGAACAAGTTACCAACGTTGAAGTTACCGTCTTGGTCAGTACTTGTAAAGAATGTTCGGCCGCCACCTGTATTCAACTCTTGATTAGCTTGAATAGCATTAGCCGCAATCACATATGGATAGTTAGTCTGAGTCTGATTACCTGTACCAATGTACAAGAAGTCATGTCCAGTTAAACGTACTTGGCTATACTTCAATCTTGTAGTAATTAATGTACCATGTGTAGGTGCCAACAATGTTGTCATTGCTGGGTTAATTTGGAATGTTGCAGTATAGTTTCCTGCGGTTCCTAATTGGTTAGTAATACTTACAAGTTTGTACCATTGAGCTGTGCCGCCGATTGTAGCAAATTGTACGTTAGCGCCTGGACTTGGCATACTGTATAAATTAGCCACGTTAATATAGCTAGCATTTTGATACAAATCACCATAACCGTCACCAGTTGTAGTAGATGTAGCAGTAGCATTATTAGTACCACGGTTTGTAAATGTTGGATTAGCCAACGCACCGTCGCCCATACGTACACGGATACCTGCGGTAGTAACACGATTTGGATCGTATTGAGTTACTACAGGACCAGCGCGATATGTTCCAGCTAAACCTGATCCAGCTGTTAACGGCACCACTGTAGCACTTCCTGGTGTTGTTGTAACACTAAATTGTGTACTAGTAACAGTTGAGCCAATTACATAATATGTTACATTAGATGTTAATCCATAAGCATCCATACCAGTAAATTCAATTGGTTGGTTGTTAGCTAGACTTGATGACAAGTTAGTTGTATCGTCTACTGTAATCAAAGCAGTGCCAGTTGTTGTAACGTTACCTTTTGGATATCCGCTACCTGGTTCTGATAAACGAGTTTCAGTAATTGATCCGCCGAACGCTTTCAAACGTCCAGCAGTTTTAGCACCAGTACGTATACTTGCTGCAGCTGTACCACTTGAACTACTTACAGCAACCCATATTGGTTGAGCACCTAATGTTGTGCTAATTGGATTACCCAATGCCGCACCGCTCCAATTTGTGCTACTTCCTGGCATTGCTTGTATAGTCCAGTTGATACCGTCATGACTTGTAGCACAAACTGTACCTTGGCCAGTTGCCACAAACAGACCTTGTCCATAAGTAATATTTGTCCAAGTTATACTGCTTGAAAGAATACTTGTTGTTGTGCCAACACAGTTTGGAACTGATACCCAAGATGAGCTAGATGTAGTATTTAGGTTAGTAATAAATTGTAAACCAATATAACCGTTCGCTGCCAACGCAACAAATCTGTTATTACCAAACGCAACACTTACCCAGTTTGTAGCACTTGGTAAAGCGCCTGCGCTATACCAGTTAGCACTACTGTTAGGAGTGTAACTACTTACTGAGCTAGATCCTGTACTTACTGCTACGAATACACCAGCACCGTATGCTACTGATGAATAGTAAGCACTTCCTGATAAACTTGTAATATTACCTTTTACAGATAAGTTGTTTGGTGTACTAGAAGCTAACGCAACACCAGTACCGCTAGATCCGCCAACTGCTACGAATGTTCCGCCGCCGTAAGCTACCCAACGTAAACTTTGATTACTACCAGCAGAAGTAGCAGTTAACCATGAACCTGCGATACCTGTTGGTGTCGCATAAGCTACTGCGGTAGTTCCACTGGATACAGTCATAAAGAACGCACCAGAATCAGCTATAGTAATGCTTGGTACATTAGTATATCCGTAACCTGCTACACTTAAAGTGATAGCACTTATGCCGTTGTTAGTTAATACTGCAGTTCCTTGTGCTTGTGTAGCAACATAATTCAATGTACATGTTCCGTTAGCCACACCGTTATAAGTTGCACTTGTATAATCAAATGTTGGAGTTACGCTAGGACTTGTAATACCAGTACTTGCTACATAGTAAATTTTTCCAGCACCAGTTTGGATATAACTTCCTACAGTTACACTAGTGTTTAACGCAAATGCTGTTGGGTTCAATCCTTGTGGTTGGCTAAATGTAATTGAAATATTACCAAGTACATAATAGTTTTTACCCCAGCTGTTCATAGTTACACTTGATACGATTCCTGTATTTGCTGTAACTGTTGGAACACTTGAGTAACCAGAACCGTTAATAGTCATTGTTACTGTTTGTATTGCTCCGTTCAATACTGTACATGTTGCCGTAGCTCCGGAGCCGCCGCCACCGGTAATTACAATATTAGGAGGTGTTGTGTAATTGTATCCACCTGAAATAATGTTGATAGCAACAATCTGTGTAGCGTTAGTGCCTGTACCAATTACTGCTTGTAAAACAGCACCGGTACCGCCAAAACCGCCTACGTTTGCTGTCGCAACTGCACCTTGTCCACCACCGTAAACTACGTTAGTCCATGTTGTTGAACTACCTAATCCACCACCAGAAGTCCATGTTTTACCATTAGAGCTATACGCTGTTGCTGATCCACCTGTTGACACAGCAACAAATGATCCTGCTCCGTACGCAACTCCTGAGTAGCTAGCACTTGGAATGGTTCTTGCTGAAGCTGTATATCCTGGTGAGCTATAGCTAATACGTGGTTCAATAATATAACCAGATGTTAAATCTAGTGTATTTTGAATTGTTGTTCCATTAACTACATGATCCCAACCAGCGGCAAATACTACACAACCTGTTGTACCTGTACTACTTGCTGAACCAGTAGCTGTAATTGTTACAGCCGGACCGTTTGGATATGTACTTACAGCAAAGCTAGAACTAGATAAGTTCAATGCTAATACATAATAAAGTGTTCCAGCATCAATACCGTTAAAGCTACTGCTAAATGTAATACCTTGACCGGCTGCCAATGAATTTGTAGCAGTGATTAAGTTATTTGTTGTAGCTGTTGCTGTAACTGTAACTGTTGCTCCACTTACTGCTGATAAGCTAGTTACACCGCCTGTAGCTGATGTGTAAACGCTAAATGTTGTAGCAGTAAAGTTTGTACTTTGTACATAATACAATGTAGCTGCACTTGTTACTCCGCTTGTTACCGCACCAGTTAATCCAGCATAAGTTGAATTTAAATAGATTGGCATACCAGCGTATAAACTTGCTGTACTTGCTACGTTGAATACTGTAGTCGAGCTAGATGTAATTAAGATTGGTGTAAAAGTATTTTTAATTACTTGAGCAACCTTAGTACCGTTAGTATATGTTAAAATGTCAGCAACTTGTCCAACGCCTGTACCAGCAAGCAATTGAATACGCATTTGATTATAAGCGTTGCTCAATGCTGTGTCAGTAGCTGCAATTGTAATGTATCCAGTTGCGCCACCTTGGCTAGTGTTAGTAGCAGTAACATAACTTGAACCACCAATGCTTGATTGACTTGTTGTACCTGTATCAATTAAACGTGCTTCGAATATACTTGAATCACGGAATTCGTCAGCTGTTACAGCTACGTTATAACCTGAACCAGCAACTGTAGTGCTTGTGTTAGTATAGTTACTACCAGCATTGGCATACTCTAAACGCAATACAGCGTTTGTAGCATCTGTTACTGTGTTAGTAATTTGAGCTGGATTATAACGATTGTTCAATGTACCGTAAATAGGTGTTTCTGTTGTATCAACACCCTCGGCAACAACACCATATGTACCATATGAGCTGTTACCGTTAGTAGCACGAATACGTCCACCTAGCTCTGCTATATAACCTGCGTAGCTGTAGTAGTTAAACACTGAAACAAGTTCTGATAACGAACCTGAACCTGTTGTATGCCAGCCTAGGCCGTCACCGATAATACATGTATAGTCGTTGGCAACCATTGAACGATTTCCGCCTGCGTGTAGTGCGCCGTCGACACGAGCACCAACTACAGCGTAACCAAACATAGTACAGTTTTGTACATAACAGCTTCTCGAGTATACCCAAGCGTTACTGTCGTTTGGTCCAAAACCTGGATCTAAACTTGTATATGCTCCGCCAGTTGGACGTTTTGTTCCAAAACTATTTAAAGTACTTGGCAATATACCAGTTAAACCATTCATGGTCATATTACGAATGCCACAAGCGTTACGTACTAACCACATATTAGATTTTGCTGAACCATTAACTGCATTTAATAATACTTGAGCGGCTCTTAGTGTTCTATAGTTACCAGTATATTGTAAATCGTATATAATAGCATTTAAGAAATATGTGATATCACTTGTTGTGCTCTTATCTCCAGTAGCTACATGGTAATAGTTTACTGTCATTGTTGGGCTACCAACTGCTGTTAGTGTAACTGCTGTACCTGTAGCACCAGTATTAGTGTTTGTATAGCCTTCTGCTGTTGTAATTGTAAAAGAAGTTGTGCTCGGTGTTGTCAATACATAATATACTTTATTAGTAGTGATTCCACCTGCGCTTGTTCCAGAAAATATAACTGGATCGTTTACATTCAAATTATGGTTAGCACTAGTGTTAATAACGCTAGTAGTAATACTGCTTACTGTACCACCAAAATTTGCCGCGTAATAAGCTACTACTTCTGCTGCCAAGAATGGAATATTGGCACGTAAAATTTCGGCACCTTGAATAATACCTTGATTATTATTATAAGTTGTAGTTCCATTTACTTGCGGAGTAGCATATTGCCCTTGATTTAAATAATTAACAATCAATTGAACACTATTTCCAGCCGATGTTGCTTGTGTACTATAGCTAGCTAGTGTTATCGCAATTAAACTGCTTAGGTAATACATACTAGCTGTAGTAGCTGTAAGTTCATACCCTTGTACTTGATAATCTTGTGTACGATTGTAAGCACGACCAGCTTGTATACTAGCATAATTGCTACCTAACACAGCATCCAACATAGCTGCCAATGTTACATTATTTGTATCACGTTGAGCGTATGTTGTATTATATGATAATGCTGGATAGTTAGTATTAATATAATTTACAACACTTGTTTGATAAGTTGGAATAGCCGCACTTGCTGTAGCATAAGCTGCCAATGCTTGACTATTTGCCCAACCTACATATGGCATATTAATTGTTTGAACAGCGATTGATAAACCTGTACCGGCTGTGAATACTGCTGATCCTAATGCTGAACCATTATAGCTTGTTGCTAATGTAAATGTACTTGTAGTTGGAACACTTACAACATAATACGGAGTTCCTGAACCGATTATAGTTGAAACAAACCCGTTTGATGTTGTTTGTGGAATAACTATGTCACCTACAACTAGACCGTGTGCGGCACTAGTTGTAAATGATGTTGTTGAAGTTCCAGCAATAGTTGTAATTGTTGCTGTTGGAGCACCCGAAGTTAAACCGTTTGAAACAAAGTTTGTAACTAATGTTAACAATGTACCAATACGACCCGCATCGCGTGATGAGCCAACATAACCACTAGTTGTTGGCAATACTTGTGTAACTGTACCTTGTAAAGGACTTGCTACAGTTGTTCCAACAACTACAGATTGTGCTAAAGTACTTACATAACCAATTGTTGCCGCAAATGCTGAGCCGAATCCTGAAGTAATTTGTGTACCATACAATGCTGAATAGTAAGCCATACCAGCATTTTGACTTGCCCAGTTACCGCCGTAATTCATATCATAATGAATAGCGTCTAAAATATAAGACATATCTCTGTTAGCTTTAGCTACAGAATACGCAGGGTTAGTTAATAGACTTGAATAGTTTGCGTTAAAATAAGCAATTGATTCAGCCAACAAGAATGCTCTGTTAGATTCTAGTAAACTTATTGTAGCTTCTGCGTCAGAATATGTTACAACTTGTATAGCACCAGAGTTAACTTGAGTTACGTTGATAACAATATCATTAGTAGAACGTTGTCCGCCAATGCTATCGCCATATATACGAAGTTTACTACTTGTTGTATAGCTGGCGCCCGGAGTTGTTACGGTAATTTGATAGTTGTAATAACCATTACCATTACTTGCTCTAGTAATTGTAAATGCCGCTGTACCGTCACCCCCACCCGAAGTAGAACCAGCAGTTACTCCTGTATATGTTGCTAATGGAAGAGCTGGCTGACTCCATGTGATTGCCATTGGAACTGCACCGCCTTGTAGATAATTTGTTAAATCATCAATAGTAGTCTGAATTTGTACAGCCGCTCCACTTGCAGCAATATTTTTCATTTTGTAATACATGAAATTAATTGCGCCAAGTGTTGGAGCTAATTCACCGCTACTTGCTGAACGAAGATTTGTAGCACTAGTATTAGCACGATTAAATGCACGTCCAGCTTGGATAGCATTAAAGTTAGTGCCTAGTACCATATCATATGCTAGAGCATTAATAATTAACGTAGCATCACGGTTAATTAACGAACTGTTAACAAAAGTAACTGATTGATAATATTTGCTTACCCAAACAGTAGCATCACTGGCAATATTACTTGTTAAACTTGTAATTGAAGAATATGCTGTTTGTAATGCGCTACTTGCTCCACCAGTATATGGAACTACTGTGGTATCTGCTGCCGCATTGTTAATCCAGTTAATAACGTTTTGAATACGATCCTGAGCAAATCCACCTGCTGCACTACTTCCTGGTGATCCTGCGGTAGTTTGTGTTACAACGTTTCCTGATGTAACACCACCATTGCTAGCCACAGATAGACCTTGTGCTACTAAATTAATAATAGCTTTTAAACGTCCAAGACCGGCTGTAAATCCAGCAACTTGTCCAGATGTAATTTGTAATTGATACAATGAATAGTAAGCAGAACCTGCTACTAAACTTTGAGTATTTCCACCATAAGTTAAATCGTATAATACACTATCTAAAATATAACGTAAATCTCTTTCTCCCAATGCTGGAAGAGTAATGCTATAATTGTTAGTAATATACTGTAAAGTATCAGTAATTAAAAACTTATAGTTTTGTTGAATTTGAGCTACCGCATATCCATAACCAGTTGTAACGCCAGTAGCATTACTGCCAGTTGTTGTAGCGTAAGCAATATTTGTCAACGAACTAGTATTATAGTTGGTAGGCTGTGGCATTACAATAGTTGGTTCGCCACCTAGTCCACTAGCAACTAATTCATATAATATATTGAAACTAGATTGTAGATTACTAATAGCAGTTGAACTACCTGTAGATCCTGCTGGTAAACTTGTTACTTGTGCTACAGTATTTCCAGATGTTGGAGTAATAGATGTATTAGAAATTAAGTTAGGAATTAAACTTCTAATGCGTGTCATTGCTGATACATTTTTTGGAATTACAGTTGCTAATTGTGGGTCTGCCGAATAAGGCTGAACAACAGTACTACGTAATTCATCGCCAACTAATGCTGTATAACTTGGCACGTTGATTGGAAGAATTTCGTTATATGTACCTGTTTTAATACTAATTGTAGTATTAGGTGTAATCGCTGTTGGACTACCAGTGTTAGTGCCGTTATTTAATGCTGTAGTAATATATCCAACTAGTGTCGATATCTTAGCAGTAACACCTGATTCAGCAGTATAGTTAGTATTGATTTGTTGTTTTGCTTGTACACTTGAAGATACTCCGTTTAATGTTTGATAAACACTAGTAGGAGCAACATTACCTAATACAGCAACCATTAAAGTATTAGCCAAGTAACTTTCACTATCTACGAAAGGTTTAATATCATAAGAGTTAACTCCAGATATTAAAGATCCATTACTAAAGAAAGAATTTAAATTGGTAATAGTACCGTATGTACCTCCGCGAGATACGTCAAAGATTAAACCTTGAATAATTAACCCAGCATCACGTTCTGTCTTACTTGCGTTGTACACATAAGTACCTACGTTTGCTGTGCCAGTACCTACTGTGAACAATGAAGGACTACCTTGTGTAGCAAGAGCATAACTTGTAGCAATAGTAAATGTTGATGAACTTGGGATAGTTGCTACCCAATATGTTGTGCCTGCTCCAATATTTCCAGAACTATTAGTAAAACTAATTGGCATACCTTGATACAATTTTGCTGTAGTAACTTGTGCAGCATTATTTGAACCACCAACAGTAATAGTAGTACCACTAGTACCAGTTACGTTAACACTATATTGATTTTGAACATAGTTATTAACTTCTTTCATCATAAACTGTTTGTTTATGGTTAATAAGAATTTGGCGTTTGTATTTAAATAACCATCTTCTACTTGTTGGCAAGCATAACGAATACTTGCCCAAGGTTTGTCAATAGTGGTTCCTTGGCCATTTGTAATTACGTCAGCGCCATTTGGTGCTACGAATACAATATTATTAATTTGGCCATAATACTGCCATGATGGAACATTGTTGTTTACACGTAAAATTTGGCCGTCTGTACCAATTGGTAGACGTGTTGGACCGTTACTACCATAGTAGAACATGTCGCCCTGTGTAGTTAACACAGCTTGTTCAGTACCAGATGCTAATAAGTTCCAATATGTAGCTGTTATATCGTTGTCAGGACGATTACCACTTGCGGCAATATGAGCAAGTGTACAAATGTAACTACTTACACCCCATAGTACAACGTCACCTGCTACATAAGTAACACCAGCACCCCATGTACTACTAATACCGTTAGTGCTTACCGCTGTAACACCACCAGAGTTTACGCTAGTAACAGTTAATATTAAATCGTTAGCTGGACTTAATCCGCCTAAACTTGTACCTAAAATCTTAATTGTATCATTAAGATTATAACCAGAACCTGCTGTAGTTCTTGTTGCTGTATAAATTGTATTTTTTGCTACAATAGTAAAAGCTGCACTTGTACCGCTTCCTACAACGTTTGTTCCTGATACGTTTGTGTATGTTCCTTGAGTAGGATTCCACTTCATACCAGAATTCAATTGACTCCAATATGTTGTATATGGAGGTTTTGGACTAGCAGTTAATGTTAGACTTAAACCAGTGGCTGTTCCTACTGTATATTGGCTTCCACCTACAGATGTACTTAATACAACAGTTGTTGAATTTAATACTAATAATACATAGTACGTTGCTGTTGTTGAAAGTAAACTAGATCCAACTGATCCGCTAAATGTTACAGGAATGTTTACTGGCAAATTAGTTGTTGAATTAACAGTAACAGTATTCGAAACTGCTGTTAAACTTACATTAGTGTAGCCGCCGATTGGGCCGCTAACGTTTGAACTAATTGTAAAGGTTGGGCTAGCACCAGAAACAATATATGTTCCTGCTGGCATATTTGTTCCAGAAAGTACTGATCCAATTGTTGGAACAGTTCCGCTTACATAAGTTAATGTTGTGCCGTTAAAATTGCCTACAAAACTAACTGAACTATTAGTTGTTGCTGTAGCAGTTACAGAAACTGGACCATTGTCAGCAATAGCCAAATATGTGTATCCATCATTGCGAACTACACTACCAACTTTATAACTATTTGCGCTAGACCAGTCACCTTGGAAAGTAAATCCAGTTGTAAATGGCTGCCAGTAAGCAGTTTGTGTTGAAGGAGCTTGATTAACGCCGTTTTGAATAGCTGTATAGGTGTAACCACCATAAGTTACTGTATCGCCGACGATGTAATTAGTAGCCGAATTCCAAGAATTTTGGAATTCAAAACCGTTTACAAAAACGCTGAACTTATTAGCGTCAAGTGTTGTACCTGTACTAGTATGTTGTGTTGTACATATCCATAAGTCAGCACCGTAAGTGACAACATCGTTTACACGGTAACGTGTGCTTGTTGCCCAGGTGCCTTGATAGATAATACCGGCATTAAAAATATCCCACTTACCTTGATCGTTTTCTAAACCAAGTGCTGTAGTTGATGCTGATACGTGAGCGGCATTACATAGATATGTATAGCCACCATATGTAACTAAATCACGAGCTTTGTATCGTGTGTTAGATGTCCAGCCTCCAGAAATCCAATTGATATTTTGAGCAAATGCTGTCCAGCTACTTTGGTTAGCTTCTAATCCTAGTTGGCTTGTTCCACTAACTGTACCTAATGTAACTGCTGTATAAGTTCCAGTTAAGGCAAATGTAACTTGTGTTGTAGAACAACTTACAACAGTAAATGTTGTATTAATTGTATTAACTGTACCACTTGTAGTAGTAGGAGTGAAACCTGCTAAAGTAATTGTTGAACCAACTAAAAATGGTTGTACTACTTGTGTAGCATAAGTTAAAGTAGCTGTTCCAGTACTGACTGTAAATGCTGTGGCTGTTAACGTAGCAGTAGAACTAGCACTAGTGTGAGCAGTAGTACATTGATATACTATGCCACCATATTGGACTTGATCCCCTAGCTGATAATAAGTTGAGTTAGACCAAGCTCCAGTCCAACGACTACCATCGGCCACCAAATTCCAGTAAGGAGTTATGTTGTTTAAATCTGTAGCAAATAAGCTAGAACTTGTATTGCTTATTACGCAAATATAAGTCTTTCCGCCCACTGTTACTACGTCATCAACCACATATGATGTGCTTGGTGCCCATGTACCTTGGTACACAAACTTAATTCTACCTAGTTTAAATTCAGCCATTTTATTTTATTCCTCTGATAATATTTATCTCATTTGCATAATTAGGTTTTAGTTACCGCCAAATCCAATGCGTCCAGTTTTATGGGTTCCGCCTCTTATAAAGAAGTCTAAAGCTGCCATACTACCGTCAACACCGTTACCGTTGATATATACCTTATTTGCCATTTTTACTACAGATCCATTAACACCGTTAGCTATGGTGGATCTTATATAATTTGCTCCACCCACTACAACTGTACCAGCAGTCAATTGTCCGGTAAATGTATTTGAACCACCTTGACTTAGACGACCTGTTAAATATGCTTTAATAGCTCGCTGTGTTGGCAATGCAGCGTCGCTATTAGCTGTAAATGTTGTGTCAGTACTAAATTGTGTAACTACAACACTAGAACCACCAACACTAATACCACCCAAGCTCAAACTGTTTAGTCCGCTTAGTCCAAACTGGCTAGCACTTAATGTAACAATACCCGTTGCCTGTTGTACTCCAAATAGTCCGCCTACTTTAAAGTTACCATCTTGGTCTGTACTTGTATAGAATACACGACCATAGTTGGTTTCAACAGTCTGATTACTTGGAGTGCTAGCATATCCACTTAAAGGATAGCCAGGATAGTTACTGTTTGCTTGGTCACCGTAACCAATATTTAAGAAGTCATGGTTGGTTAAACGTGCTTGACTATATTTGCTTCGAATACTCACTTGAGTTCCGTTAGCAGTTGAGTTAGCAACACTTATACTTGGGCTTACAAAAACGTTAGCTTCTAATAATGGCACTACAGTATTAAACACGCTATAGGCACTAGTTACTTTATAAATCTGACTTACACCAGAAATAGTTAAGTTATCACCTGGGCTAGGTAATCTTGTTAAGTTATTTAAAACAAGCATTAGTCCAGTTTGATATGTATCAGCAAATCCGTTACCTGTAATAACAACCTGTGTACTTGCTGTAGTATATCCAGTACCTCTGTTATAGAAAGTCGGACTACTTAATACACCGTTACTAGTTCTTGGATTTACTACTGCCAATGTTGTAACGTTCGGATCTGAGAACGTAGCGGTTGGTACTATTGGAGTATTTCCATTAATATATCCAGAACCTGGTTCCCATTCACTAATGTAGTTAATAACTCCAGAGTTTACAGTTGCTCTTCCTTTTGTAATACAACCCGCACTAATAGTACTGCCAGTCGATTGTCCGGCTAATGTCACAAACACGCCGTTGTAAGATACACCTGTATAACCAAAACATGCCGCACTATATCCATCATTGGTTACTGTTTGTTGTATCCATTGAATACCATCTTCACTAGTATAAGCGGTAGTTGACGCATTGTTTAATGCTAAGAATACGCCTTGTCCATATCTTACTATCGTTGCAGCAATAGCAATAGTGCTACTGTACCAAGTTTTTCCATCAAAACTATAGCAAGTTAATCCAGATAAGCTAGACACAGCTAAGAACATACCTTGACCAAATGTTACACTTACCCAACGTCCAGCTGGCATAGTACTTGCTATCCAAGTTATACCATTTGTACTATACGCGGCTCCTGTGCTTGTTGCGGCAAAGAAACTGTAAGTTCCAGATCCTAAGCCAGTAAAATTATTACTTACTGTAATTGTTCCAGTTCCAGAATCTACGTTAGTTACAGTAGTTCCAGATGGAAGTCCTGCTCCAGATACTATTTGTCCTACTATGATTCCGCTTGTACTTGTCACAGTAAATGTATTAGTAGAACTAGATCCGCCACCAGTTAATGCTTGTGTTACTAAAGCTGACCCAGTGCTTGATACAGCAACAAATAAATTATTACCATATGCTATGCTACTCCACGCGGCAGTGCTAGGCAATGTTGAAGCAGTCCATGTAGCACCATAATTTGTACTATAGGCCGCACTATTTGTTCCAGTTGCTATGGCAACAAATGTTCCATTACCGTACACAACTTTATTCCATGTAGTAGCACTTGGTAATGTATAGCTTCTCCAACCTAAACCATTTGATTTACTTACGGCAACTGTGCTATTTGAAGCACCGCCAGAACTAATAATTACCCAATAACCATTTCCATAAGCAACACTTGTCCATGTTTTACTGCTAGGCAATGATAATGATGTCCAACTTGAACCATCTGTTGAGTACGCAGCCAATGTGTTTGTACTAGGTATTGCTACAAACAATCCGTTACCGTATGCCACTGATGACCAAGTTGTGCCCGCCGCCAAGCTAACAGTACTTGTAGCAACTGTTTGAGTAAATGGAGGTGCTGAGTAAATTGTTCTAGGCTCAATATAGTATACAGAAGTATTGTCTAATACTGATTGTATTGGTGTTCCTGGATTGATATGATCCCAGCCCACAGCTGCAACATTCATGGAACCTGTTTTAGTAACTATACTAATTGGACTAGCACTAGTTGATGTTCCAGATATTGTTCCTGTTGATAACGAAACAGCAAATGTCGATGTACTTGGGATAGACTGAACATAATATGTTTGTCCTAAGGTAATCCCGCCAAATAATGATGTTGAGAATGTACCATTCATTGAACCAATACCTAATGACAATGCTGTCTTAGATTGTGTACTTGTGCCAGTCATTGTTCCAGTTCCGCCTGTTAACGCAAGAGCCGCTGGACAAGTATTCAATGTCATTGAACCAGTTGCTCCGTTTAAGTTAACGTTAGGACCGCCTGGTGATTGGCTAATTGTAAACGTTGTACTACTTTGAACTGTTGAAATATAGTAAACCGATTCAGTTTTAATTGCTGAATCGAAACTTGTTCCAATAAATTTAATTGGTTGATTAATTTGGAATAAGCTAGTATCTGAACAAGTAAGCAAGTTACTAATTGTAGTAGTTTGCGTAACTGTTTGTGTAATTAAACTTGCTGAGATTGTAAATGTAGTTGAGTTAATAATATTACTGATATAATATTTTGTACTATCTGTAATAGAACTATCAAAAACGTTAGTTAATAATATTGGTGTTAACAATACCAATGAACTAGTATTTGTTGCTACAGTTAATGTTGGAACGTTGGCCAAATATTGCGGAGCACTAGTTCCCCAATAGTTGTTAGGAAGAGCGGATGCTGTTCCTGCTGTAGTTGTTGTAATAGATACTGTTACAAGACTTGTCGATACTGTAAAGTCATTAGAATCAATAATATCCTGTATATAATAAACTGTACCAACATTTAATCCGCCTAACGCAGTTCCTGTAAACTGAATTGGATAATTTACCACCATGTTTGTAGTACTTGCTTGCAAGAAACTATTGTTCGATGGGAAGTTAATAGTCATTGTTGAGCCAGTAACAGTTGACAATTGCCATACGTTACCGTACAATTGGTTTGTAATTTGAATTGTTACACTATCAACAATCGCGTAGATATAGTAGTAGTATCCTGTTGTAACTGTACTAAACACGCCTTGTCCGCTAGATGAAAAAGTTAATGGCATGTTAACATACATACCTAACGTGCTTCCAACTGTTAAAGTATTGATAGTTCCGCCTTGGCTAGCTGTACAAGTTGTTTGTGCTAATCCTGTAGATGTTACCCCTGTTGTATAATATGTAGGAATAAATTGTACTGGTTGATTTAAGTATAGTGTACTTGTATTAGCAGTACCTAATGTAAAATATCCTGTACCAGAATTAGTTGAAGTTATTTGAAGACTGTTAAAAGATTCTTTTAATACATAAGCAAACTTACTAGTTCCGCCGGTGGTTCTGCTATCAAAATAACTAATATATCCATATTGGCCAGCACCTGTTCCGCTGTTAACAAATACACGCATACCGGTATAATTACCGTTAGTATTTGTATCAGATTGTGACAATTGAATATATTGTGAAGATCCAGATTGTGCGTTGTTACTAGCTGTTAAATAGCCAGCGCCACCAGTAACTCCGTTTGAATCAGTAGCGATACGTGTATTGAACACACTATTACTTCTAGTTTCATCGGCAATAGTTACTACACCAGTACCAGCACCAGAAATATTAAAGTTAGCATAAGCTAGGTATTTTGAATTTGCTACAACTTCTTGATAGAAACTTGGGCTCCATGAGCCTTGATATGATAGTCCTACTCCGTAAGTTCCAGTTGATCCGTAACCTGATGTAAATCCTGGAGGAATTGTGCTTGATGTTCCTGTTGAAGTTACTCTGTAAACATTATTACCATAAGACAAATATTGTCCTACAACAGAATAAGCAGTCGATGCTGTCCATGTTGTTATTGAAGATACTACTGGAACAGAAGATAATTCTACTTGTGATGCATAAGCATAAGTGTATTGACCAGCTAAACCAGTATAACCTCTTGGATAGAATCTGAATTGTAATTGTGTATTTAGACCAGTTGTATCATTTACAGCAAACCATAGTCTGTACCATCCAGCATTTGGAGATGTACTCGATGTTTGTAAGTTAATTGCGCCATATCTGATTGGAAAATATCCGCCGCCGCTACTACTTGGAGTAACTACACCTGTTAAGAAATTAAAGTTTATACTACTGTATATCGGATTTGATCCGCCGATTGAATAAATTGCGTAAAGGTCACAACTTGGGCTAGTACCTTGTTTAACTTCAATACTGCATGTATAACTAAGGTCGCTTCCTGCCGGAACAACGTTTCCAGATGTTCCTGGAGTTGGTAAACTGATAGATTGAATACCGTTACCAGTCAATCCAGTTACGTTGATAACACAGTTATTAACGTTGTCAAGACCACCTAACTGGCTTCCTGGAATGTACAACTGACTTCCTGAACCTGCTGAGTATACAGCATAACCGCTACCTGGATTTACAACTGTAACAGAATAACCTGTGCTTGTAACAGTTACGTTAAATGTTGCGTTAGTACCTGTACCACTAATGTTTAAAGCACTTAAACCTGTGTATGTTGTACCTGCTGAAGGTATACTGATATTTTGATACAAGTAACTTCCATCAGTTCCCGATGTTCCACCAGTTAATGTCCATCCTTCAGTTACTCCAGTTGGCGCAACAGTTACTTTAGAAAATGATACATTACCATCACTAGACCAACTTGCTCCAATAAAATTGTTACTGAAGTTTAATAAATTTGTAGTTGTTGTAAAATAATTACTACCAGCATTAATATAATCCAATCTTAATAACTGACTATTAGTACCATATGCTTGTTGAACTGTAGCTTGAACTTGTGAGCTTTGATTGAACACAACGCCAGTTGCTGGAGTTTCTGTTACATCATATCCGGTAGCAATAACACCATATGTACCATATGAGCTGTTACCGTTAGTAGCACGGATGCGTCCGCCAGCATCTGCCAAGTATCCACTATAACCATAGTAAGAGAATACTGAAACCGCTTCGGTTAATGCTCCTGGTCCGGTACACCAAATACCAATACCATCATTAACAATATGTGTAAAGTCGTTGGTAACAATGGATTTATTTCCACCGTTGTGTAATGTACCGTCGACTTTATAACCAGCACAGCCGTTACCAAAAGCCGTAACGTTTTGTACGTAAGGACTTCGTCGGAAAATCCAAACACTAGTATCGTTTGGACCCATACCTGGATCTAAACAAGCAAAACTTCCGCCAGTTGGACGTTGAATTGTATATGAATCAGGTGCTCCTAATGTTCCTAACAATCCGGTTAATGTCATATTTCTTAAACCAGTGCCGTTACGTAAACGGAACATATCTTTTAAACAGTCTCCTGCATAAAAATTCATCGATAATGCTGTCGACGGAGCAGTCAATGTTACTGTTTGTCCTGTTTGAACTAATGGCACATTAGATGCCGTTGCTGTCGCAGGATTACTAATTGTCATACTGTAACTACTTGTAGTAAGATTTGAACTAATAGATACAATAGTTGTATTTGCTGGAATTCCTACTCCAGTAACATTAGCACCCACTGATAAATTTGAAAAATTAGTTACAAAGTTAACAGTAGTACTGTTTGATGTTGTGGCACCATAAAAATTTATTGTTGGAGCTGTAAGAACTCCGAAACTATTTGTAGTAATGGTGCTACCGTTTACATAATATGTTTGACCTGCTGTGACTCCACCAAATGCTTGGTATATAAATGTTGTATTGATTGTTGGATCAACAAACTGAATTGGCATTTGATCAGTTAAGCCTGTTGTGGTTGATACTGTAAATGTATTAGTCGGTGAAGGATTAATTGCGGTAACTGTTCCAGAAATACTGATTGCCGGTTGTACTACAACTCCACGTAATTCATCTCCATAGATAGCACAATTTTCTGGAACATTGATAGGCAATGATTCTGAATATGTACCAGTCTTAACAAAAATAGTAGCAGTAGTTCCATTATTTGAAGCTGGAACTTGGTTTGTACTTTGCGTACTTAGTGCTGTTGTAACAATACTTAACAATGTTGCAGCGGCAGCGGCAGCTCCAGTTTCTGCTACACTAATACTTGTAAATTGACTAATAACAGGGCTTACATTGTTTAAACTTTGGTAACTTGTTCCTGGAGTAACTTGAGGAATACAATTAGTTGTTATTAGTGTTGATAAGAATTGTAAGCTAGTTACAAAATAATTTATTTCTGTTTGGATGGCGCTATCGAATAGTGTACCGTTACTACCAAACGCAAAATATGCAAGAGTGGCTGCCACAGTTTGACTGTTACCACCACGTGATAAGTCATATGCTACAGCATCTATAATATAGTTAGCATCTCTAAATGTCTTAGCTTGATCAAATACTGAACTAGGTGTATATCCATTAGTACTTTGAGATTTTTGGTATACCATCCAGTTGTACATTTCTGTAGTTAACCAGTTTTTATTTTGTCTTAAAAGATTAACTGCTACTGGATAATTTGTTCCCGCCGCTACAATTTGTGTAGCATATTGAATAGATTTCCAAGGTTGATCCCATGTTTGTCCGTATGTTGAAATATCTTGACCCGTTGTACTACATACATAATACACCGATGGAACAATATTTGCTGTACTCCAAGTTGGATTTTTACTAACTGCTTTTAATATATAATTTTGTGTTCCGATTGGGATTGCAGCGTAACCTGGGCCAGTTGTATAAGTTTCAATATCGCCTAATGCGTTCAACGCATTTTTTCTAGCGTGTGGAATATAAAATATCCAATATGTATTTGTTGTATCTAAATCTGGACGATTACCGGAAGTTGCTGTATGGTTTTGTACACATACATAAGTTCCGTTTTGCCACACAGCAATGTCGCCAATTACATAATTTGTACTGTTGATCCATTTGCTAGTCCAAGAAGTTCCTGGAACAAGTAATGTCCAATACGTATAATTTACACCAATAAATGATAGTGAGGTACCATCGGATATGGCTCCATCTGGACCATTACTAATTACCAATGTAGTGCTATCAGTTACACTTACAACTGCTTGTCCTGCTGTAAACGCAGGATTGATAATATTCATACCAGTTGTAATACCAGTTGTACTAGCAACTTTTAATGTTGTTCCTGAACTTCCAGTTGCAGTATATGTAGTTGATACAGAATATGCTGCAGGATCTTGACTATTATTATCTGCGATTGCTTCATATAGTTGGCCATGACGTCTTACTACTGAACCTATCTTGTACTGGCCTCCGCTTGCCCAATCTCCTAAGAAGCTATAACCTTGTGCCAATAAAGTCCAGTCAGTACTATCAGTGCTAGGAACATTATTTGTATTATTGACAGTATTGCTAATATAAGTATAACCGCCGTATACAACAACATCACCTGGTTGATAGATTGTTACAGTTGACCATGAGCCTTGATATTCTTTACCTGGGAACCATAAAGTCCAATGGCCTGGTACAAATGTTGTATCAGTATTATAAACTGAACAAATATATAAATCAGCATTTAATTTAACAACATCTCGTACTTTGTAACGTGTATTAGATGCCCAAGCACCTTTATATTCGATACCTTGATCAACAATAACCCAATTGCTCAAATCATTTTCAAGACCCAATGCAGTTGTAGAAGCACTTGTGTGATTGGCAATACACTTATAAACAGTTCCGCCGTACTTAACTACATCGTTGATACCATAAGTTGTATTAATAGTCCAAGCAGTATGCCAGGCTGTGAATTCAGTATAGATAGTCCAGTTAGCAGAATCGGCGGCAAATGCAGTACTAGTATGAGCAGTATTACAATAATAAACAATACCACCAAATATAACCACATGGTTCAATCCATATGAGTGGTTTGTTGTCCATGCTCCGGCCCATGTTTTACCGTCTGTTACTTTTTGCCAAACTGGATATGGAACAGCATAAAGGTCAGTGTAAAAATTTGCGCTAGATGTACTAGGCACTAAACAAGCGTAAGCCGAGCCGTCATTAAAGACTACGTCATCTCGAGCATACGTAGTACTTGGCGCCCAAGTACCTTTCCAATTAAAGCGCAATCTGCCAATTTTAAATTCTGCTGCCATGTCTAAATTCCTTGTATTCTATTACTTATCTATTATACTGCGCTTACTATTTGCGGTGCTGAATAATTGTAAACTTGATTAATTCTTACTACTAGTTGTCCTGTAGCACTATCAAGATAATAATAACAATTTTTATTATCCCAACGATACTGGTCAAACACTAAATTTGGATAAGGACGACTGTGGTCCGTTGCTAAACGTCCGTCGAAGAAGTCTACTCCATATTCAAAGTTTTCAAAGTTTTCTGAGTTTGGTCCAGGGACATTAATTGATATACTTGCCGAAGAACTTAATTGATCGACTTTATAAAAGTAAAGAGTCCCGTCATCTGCTCTTGTTAGTCCGTAGAAATATCTAGGATTTCCTTCGCCTAACAAGTCATTTAAACTATATTCATTTCCAACATAATAGGTCATAATTATTATCCTTAACTGATTTCAACGTAACTCATTACAAGATCTAAACTAGTATCTTGATTAGCTTTGATGATAACATTTGTACTAGGTCCTAATACTAAACGTTCGCCACCGTTAATTACTCTGGCACTAGTGTTAGGAGGTATTACAATATTTTGAACATAGTAAGCACTAGTGCTTGCTATGGTATCTTGAATCTGTATACTAGCCAACAATACGTTAGCTGTTGTATTTGTTAAACTAAGTCCGATAACTGTAGTTTTTGCGCTTGCGTTAGTGGTCAAAACAGTAGTAGGTGTTGTACCTAGTCCTGAATTTAAAACGTTTTTAAAAGCTGTTGTCATTTCTGTTTATCCTATCATAAGCGCAGATTCGATGCCAATATCGGTTGCGTCAGAAAATGTAACACCTGTGCTTATTCCTGCTACGCTAATCCAATTTGTACCATTAAATATTTCCATATACTGTAAAACAGTATTGTATCTCATCATTCCAGTTTCGGTATACCGTATAGCTGGGTAATTGCTTGTTGTTCCTACTGGAACAACAACTCCAATAGTTCCTGGAAATTTAGCATATCCAGATCCTGTTTCTGCAAATGTAGTTACAGCATTAGATACTGTGTTAGTAATACTACTGCCTACAAATCGCAAACTACCTATAACTATACCACCTGTGCCTGAAGTTGAAAGATTTATGTCTGTATTCGATGAAATTGCACTAATTGTATTATTACTTATCTCTAATTGACTGGAATAAAAATTAGTAGTATTTACGGTGGTACTATTTGTAGTAGTTACATAAGCATTATTGGCGTATACATTGTTCCATTGTAATGTGCTTGAACCCAAATCATATGAATTATTCTGATTTGGGATAATATTACTGCCGATTTCGCCATCAAATGTAACTGTGTCAGTGCTAGCATTTCCAAGGGTAATATTGCCATCTGCTGTAATATTCCCAGTTGCGTGTAAGTTGCCATTAACTAAAGTATTGGCATTTAACTTTACTTGACCAGAGCCAGTTGGACTAAGATTTATGTCTGTATTTGTACCTACACTACTAATTACATTATTACTAACTTGGAGTTGTCCGACACTAATTGTGCCTTGATACACAACACCATTAGCACCATTCGGTACTAGAGTTATTATAGAATTTGTACTGGAGATTGTACTATTGCTAATTGTAATATCAGCAATAGTTGTAGAATTTGATACTTGAAGATTGGTAGTACGGGTTGTTCCATTAACATCTAAGTCGTATTGCGGTGTAGATGTGTTGATACCGATGCGGCTATTATTAACATCTAAGTAAAGTAAGCTCGTCTCAAAGGCTAAATTAACCCCGTTGCGAAGGAGGTTGTCCTTTAAGAGCGGACCCGAAATTCGACCAACAGCCATTTACGCTCCCGTATACCCCGTGTTTCACGGTTAACCATTTTGGACATAGTCCGCATCCGTTTTGACGGCTCTTTGCTGGTTTACCACAGTTGAATATCGCAAAAACTTGGTCAGCTTTTGCAGTAATAGTATTTATCGGTTCGGCTTATAAACCTAACACAAGGGCCCAAATTCCGGTAATATCGTTTACTTCGCTGTTGGTTATAATAGTAGCTGTGCCTCTGACTGGGATCCATCCTAAAGTATTGTCATATACTTCAGGGTATCCTAAATCCGAGTTGTATCTAGTAGTTCCTTGTTCAGGAGTGTTTGGTCGTTGTTGTGTAGTTCCTGACGGAATCACTACACCGTTAGCTCCGTCAAATTTTGTATAACCGTTGTTAGTGCCTGCGATCGTTAACACATTATTACTATTGTTAGTTATTGTAGAATCTGTTAAACTAGTTGTACTGTTAGTCAATTGTAACTTTCCAGTACCGGATGGAGTTAATGTAATATCAGTACTACTGTTCGAGTTAATAATAGTATTTTGATTGACGGATACACCGCCGGCTGTCATAGTGCCTGCTGTTAGTGTAGGCAAATATCCGGTTACTATATTAAGATTATTTGTATATAAATTATTCCATTGTAAACTATTTGAGCCTAAATTGTCAACTTGGTTAGCACTGGGTAATATATCACTATTAACTTCTGCTTCAAACGTAATAGTATCTGTTGGGGCGTTACCAAGAGTAACATTACCATCCCAAGTAATATTTCCTGTTGCGTGTACATTACCAGTAACTAGTGTGTCATTATTTAATACGATCCTAGCATCTAATTCTGGAGCATAATCTACGCTAGTTATTGTCATCGGCCAAATATTATTGGCAGTTTTTGACAATATATTATTAATAATTGGTAGGATTATGTACCCGTAACTTCCGCTTATTCCTGCGTTAGAAAGCGGGAATACACTCCCGTCATTGAAAGTTACAGTAGCTGAGTTATTCATCCAAGCTTCGTCAATAGCCATATCACTTGCAGTTAATAACTGAGGGAAAGATACATATTGATTGCCGCCGCCAGCGTAAAATGGTAAAGGTGTATTACCTGCGGCATCGTGTTGAAGTACTAGCCTTTCTCCAATTTGCGGAGTAAAGCTAGGGTTGATATTAATATCTGTATTAGATGTTGTAGCATTTACAACATTAGAACCGAAGTTTAAATTATCAGTTGCTAAGTTATTTTCAATGCTAATAACCGGGCTACTAGCCTGATTCGGAACAATATTAATTATATCGACAAAATTTTGAATTTGACTATTTGTAATTTCAAAATTTGATCCTAGATCAGCTTGGGTAGTTACTAACAATGTATTAGTATTGCTAGTGCCGTTTACTAATAAATCTCTAGTAGGAGAAGTTGTATTAATACCAATACGGTTATTAATAACATCAAAGTATAAAAGCTGTGTTTCAAACGCGAGATTTACACCGTTACGCTTTAAATTATTTGCTAGTAACGGGCCGCTTATTCTACCTAGTTCTCGCCCCATAGTAGTTGCCTGCCTTTATTGGTCAAAGCCAATTAGCGCGGTAACTGTTTTTCCGTATGGTACTGGGCTACTAAAGTATAGATAATACCCAGAACCAGTTCTACTACCTTCTGTAATGGTCAATGTAGTACCGTTAGCAATAGTTCCGGTGATAGTTGGTTTGTTAATAGTAATGCTAGTTAAAGCATCTGTATTTGGATCAGTTGTATATGAAACAATAGTAGTTCCGCTTTGTAAATATGAACTACCAGTAACAGTAGCACCAGTTATGTTAACTGCTGGATAGATAGTAATTCCACTTGTACCAGTTGTAGCATCAAAGTTAATAGTAGTTGATCCACTAGTTACAGCGCCATTAGTGTGACCTATGTATGTTTCATTAGCAATACTTGGATTTTGTACAATAGTATAATTTGTACCGCTAATTTGTATAACGTTTTCAACAATAACTAGTATATTCTGCCCGCCCCAGGTTGTTCCGCTTTGTACTGTTGTAGGAGGAGCAGGATTTAAAGGACCAAAATAAACTGTGTTAGCATCACCGGCGCCGAGATTTTGTTGAGTAATTTGTGTTGATTCTTTGAAACGTAAACTTCTCCAACTTGATCCTTGATACACTTGAACTTCGTTATGGTCAACATTGTAACGTATCATTCCGTTAACTGGACTACTAGGAATCTGAGCATCAGTACCACTAGGCAACACCATACTTCCAGAATTGCGTGGATTAATATAGACGTTGGCATCTGCTACATCAGAATAAACTGTTGTAGATTTAAGTTGTCTGCGATTAATTGTTTGTCTTTTTAAGAATCTCATTTTTACACCGGTAATGTACTAATAACGACACCAATTCCTGTACCTGAATAAGCCGAACTAGCTGTTGCGCAAACTATATCACCATTGCCTAAAACTAGTTTTTCTTGATCTAAACTTAGCGTTTCGCCGCCAGGTATACTTAAATTACTAACAATAGTAGTTTCTGGATTGTTGTAAGCATTTTTACCACTTGGTACAGCATAAAGAGATAATGTTATTGCGCTACCGCTATTATTACAAGCAATGATGCTAGTAATAGCATTGTTGCCAGAACTTGTATAGATAGGAGTACCATTAGTAGTTCCGCTACTTAATGCGGTTGCTGTTATTTGAGTTGCTGTTAATGCCATGTTAGTTCCTTATAGTAAAATACTTAGCAGTACTGCTCGGTTCTTACTTACTAATTCGTCGTTGTTGTATGAAAGTGCTCCATACGCTGTATTGTTTGTAAAGTATATACCAGTACGTCCTGGACCTTCTGCGGCTTTAGTGTAAATTTGAGTGCTAGTACTTAATGGACTAGTTACATCAGTTGACTGATTATCTAAATTTAGTATAGCATTCACTTCTACGTGATTGTTAGTTGCGGTTAATGTTAAATTATTAACACTAACGTTGGTAATTGTATCACTAGAAAGCAACACATTGTTAACTTCAAAACCGCCAGCTGTTACCTGTGCTTTAAGTTGTCCGCCTACTAAAAAGTCTATAGAAGAATTAGTAGTTCTAGCAACTGTATTATAACTTCCAGTCAACGGATAGTGGATAAGACTTACGTTAGCAACTCCGCTACTCGCACTTACATAACTTTTTATATACTGAACGTTTGGAATTTGATTATCGTTGCCGCCGTTTTCTGAACCAATACGACTTTCATAGTTAGTACTGTTGACAATTCCTAAAGCAAATGTTCCGCCTTGCATGTCAAAGAATAAATCTTGTGTACTATCATTGACGATTGTTCTTAATTGTAATCCGTCTAAGTATGTTCCTGTAGAAGGATTGCTACTACTAGGTAATCTAGTTTTTAATTGGAAGGTACCTTTTATATTGTGTGTACCTATATAAGCATCACCATTTATAGCATTTGTCTGCGTTGGGTCATAGTGATATACTTGCTCGCTAAACACAAATTGTGCGGCATTTTGTGTACCACGCCACATTTCAATACCGCTTTGTCCATAAATTGGAGCCGATAAAGGTAATCCAGCGCCACTATATAATTGACCCGAATCACTGTTATAATTCAATTGAATTATATTGTCTACTAGTGTAGACGAGGTACTGGCAATATTTGTTTGCGTACCCATAACATCAAGATTGCCAGTAATAGTAACTGTACCCGCTGAAGGGCCAGTGTCTAGAATGATGTTTCCACCATTTTGGACTTGTAATCTATAATCACTACTACTGACTTTAAGTACTCTTGACATTGTTAATCCTTACGAGCCCCGAAGGGCTCGATTTTTTATTAAGCGTTTAGAATCTGAACTGTATCGGCAGTTGGTGTGCCGAATGTCCACTTGTATTGCTTGCCAGCAGTATAAACTGAACCTGCTGATGAAGCACTAACACCGAATAATGCAGCTGGTGTGCTACCGATAGACACTGGTTGTACGGTACATGTACGGTTGTATAACTTACGAACTAAGTATGTACCACCCGAAGCATCAACAGCAACAATGTTTAGTTCTTTACCTTCAGCGGCTGTGAAACCAGCTGTACCGTCAGCAACTGCGTCATAACGAATACGACCAATTTCTGTACCTAAACGATTTACTTCGCCTGTCTTGTTAAACTTGTAACGCTTGGTTGAAATTTGTTTTTGTAAATCAACTTCAACTAAGTTACCACCTGTATAAGCCCAAGCAAGGATTGCGTTTTCACGATTACTAAATGATCCTGCGGTTTGTGTTGTATCATCTACTGCAGCTACAATGTTAGCTGTTGCGGCAGCGGCATCATTAGTACCAGTGAATGTAACAGCAAGAGTTTGTGCTGAATTGCTAGTAGCATATCCATCACCTACGTCTGTAAATGTTACTCCGTTAACACCGAATGTTGCTGGAGTAACTGTTAATCCAAGTCCGCCAGGTGTTGTAGTTGTAGTAGTTGCGCTTGGGCTAGCTACTAGTGCTGTAATTGCGCTCTGTAGATATGTTCCACCTGCGGTTACAGTAAGAGTTGCTACTGGACCAGCTTGTGTACCAACTAGTACGGTATTTGTACCTGTAACAGTACCTGCTGCAATTGTTAATGCTGTTCCTGCGATAGCATTAGCATATGAACTAGCAACAGTATATGTTGTTCCTGTACCTGCTACAATCCAGTAACGTGTGGATGCTACTAATCCTGAAGTACCTGTGATTGCTCCAGTTAAGAAATCCATACCTGGAATGTATGCGGCGCTTGAACCAAATACAACTTGATTAGAACCGTTAACACTAGAAATAGTATTGCTAGCTGAGTTAGCAATAGTAGCAACAGTAGCAGTTACAGTACCACTATTTGTACCAAATGTAATTGCTTGACTAGTTTGATATGCTTTAGTACCTGTAGCATTAACTGTTAAACTTTTAACTGCGAAAGTTGGAGTACCTGTTGCTGTAACACCGTTAGCAATTAATGGTGTTGGGAATGTTGTTGTTAAAGCTGTTGCGTGTGCCGCATTATATGTACCTGCGGCTGTAACTGTAACGCTAGCTAGCTTAGAACCACCAATACCATCATCGCTTGGTCTTGCTTCACCGATATTACGGTTACCCATGTATTTTTTATTTAAGGGACGTCCCATTTTGTTTTCTCCTTTAAGAAAAACGGCGTTCTAGGCCGTACGCGGTTGGATTTCCGCATAAAACTCACCCCATGTGAGTCGTACTATGTATTTATCCGTAGGTGATGCTTAAGGCTACTTGGTTTAAGTAAGCCAAATCTCTGTGCGGATAAATTTCATTACTTCTAAAGCTAACAACAATACCAAAAGTAGGATCTGCTATATTGGCACTAGTAAGTCCTGTAGTTCCCCACAAATCTGCGGGTCCACCATATGTTCCAACATCTCCTACAGGCTGTGCTGGAGGTTCCATATAATCTCCTGTGTACATACTACTTTGTACAGGATTGATGGTACTGGCATAATTGCTACCTATTAATTCGCCATTAAGTGTGAGTTGTATTAATAAATCTTCAATACGACTAGCACGTTGTATACCTAATAATAATTCTATACCTATAACTGGACGATTATTATTGGGAATATTTAAATGTGTACACCACAGTTGACTAGTATTACTTAAAAACTTTTCCATCCATAATCCGCTTATGGTATACAGTCCTTTCTTTGATATAGCTTGGGCACCATCAGAAATTACTGAAGGATTAAAATTCCAATCAATGCTGGGCATACCAGTGATATCATTAGCTATATTAACTTGATTAATTGCTGTTGGTGAATAGAAAGCAGTAGTGGTCATCATATATTTACCCAAACAAAAAGGGTTCCGAAGAACCCCTTTGTTTTATTACTAACCCTTAGGTTATCAAATTAACTAAACTTAACATTAGATGAATTGATAGCAACTAGACCTAGATAGTCTGCAGCGTTACCTAATGAAGAAGCTGTATTAGACAACTCAACATAACCATAACGTGTCATGAATGATACGACTGGTTCGAAAGTTGTTGGATCCAATACAACACCTGAGCTCATCAATGGGATATATGGGCAATAGAAAGCAGGAGCATCGCTCTCGCTTGAGCCTTTGTATCCAATTAGAATTGGAGCTGAGTCATATGAATAGCTGTTAACATAAATCTTCATAGCACCGTTCAATGTACCAACGAACTTGGTGTTTGTTGGAGCTTCGAATGTACCTTCTGTTGTACGAGCAAAAGCTGAAGTAGTAGCAGATTGTAGAATTGTTAAAGCAAATGGTGATACAACAGCGTAGTTACCAGCACCACGACGTGTACGTTGAGCGATCAAGTTGCTTACGCGATTGATCTGAACAGCAAGAGCTGCATGCTCGTCACCAACGAATGTAGCTGTACCAGAAACTGCAGCTTGGTCATATGTCTGGCTAGCTGTACCAGCTAGAGCAGTCAATGAAGCGATAATTTCTTGGTCGATTTCAGCTGTGATTTCTTGAGCAAGAGCAGCCATAACTTCAGCTTCAACGTCAATACCTTGTTGGGCTTGTGCGTCTTGTGCTGACTCAAATGTCCAACGAGCAGACAATTTACGAGTTTTAGCTTCAACTGTTTGTTTCAAGATTTGAATTGACATACGGTTACCAGCTACACCTTCTAGAGAAGCTGTAGTAGCAGCCTTAGCAAGACCATTAGCCTCATTCTGGTTACCAGAATAAGAACTAGCAATCTTGAATGGGCTTAATGCCTCTTCACCAGCTAACACACCAGCGCCTGATGAGCTATCAGCATAACGCACACGTAGAGTGTGGATCTGACCAACTGGACCAGTCATTGGTTGTACACCTACTAACTCGTTAGCAATAACGGTAGGCATAACGCGGCGGATTACTGGAAGAATCACGCGGTTTAATGTTGCAACGTTACCAGCAGAAGTGGCACCAGCTGTTGGAGATTCCATCAAATACTTGCGAGTATTCTCAAGGGTTACACCCATTACTGATTTTTTTGTGCCTTGTAAGCCTTCTAATAGGGCTTCCTTAGTTTCTGCCCAACGTCCGTTTAATAGTTCTGACATTTAAATTCTCCTTAAATTTTAAGTCCAGCAAGTTTACGGATATCATAGATATCAGCTGACCCACTGCTATTTTGGTTGTTGGAAATCTTATTTCCGGTTATTTCTTTAGCCTCTACTAGTGCCTGTTTCTTCTGCGGAGCCTTACCATTCAATACTGAAGGCAAGTACTTTTCAAAACTTTCGTTTAGACGTTCTGTTTTCACAGTCTCCATCAATTCGCTCATGATTGCTTTTTGTTCACTGTTAAGTGGACCTAGCAACTCGCTCATGATTTGTTTTCTTGTTTGACTCTCTTTAAGAGTACGGATTTGAGCTTCTTTACTTTCTAAGAGCTGTTCTGCCTTGACTACTGCCTCTGCGGCTTCTTTCATGGCCATATCTTTCAAGTCTATGACTTTGAGTAATTTTGCTGTTTCCGATTTTTCATTTAGGTAGCTAGACTGATATTCGTGAGCAAAAGCTTCGAATAACTTACGTCCAAAGTCAGCACGACGAGCTGCCTCGATGTCTTCTTTCAATGTAGTAATTTCAGAACGTAGTCCTGTTGTTACAACTGATTCAACCATCTTAGCGGCACGAGTTACAAACTCTTGTTTTACCTTCTTGATTTCTTCACGACCTTCGCGAACTAAGCGTACCTTAGTTTCAGCTAGATCACGTTTGTCTTGCATAAACTCTGTAATTTCTTGAGCTAGAGCCTCAACTACGAATTGTTCTAATGCGCCAAACTTACCTGCCATTGTTACTTGATCTTCATGAAGTTCACGAACTTCTTTAGCTAGTTGACGTGTAACAAATTCCTTCATTACCACAGCATCTTGCTGCATCTTCTTAGCGTATTTGACTTTCATCTCAGCTAATTGATTGCGATCATCGGCAAACTCAACAATCTCAGCAGAAAGTTGCTCGCTGATCATTCGATCAACAGCTTCAATCATTGTGTTTTTGTCGTGTTCGTATTTTTGTGCGAATTCTTCGCGTAGTTGTTGAGTAGCTTGTTCTTTAGCTTCGTTAATACGGGCTTCGAACGCTTGCTCGATTGACTCTTTGATCTCTTCTGAAATCACATTGTTTTCAAATAACGATTTTAGTGCATCCAACATGTGATTCTCCTTATTATTGGAGTTTGTTTATT